TGGTGATTATAAGCAAACATTTGGTCGGCTGCGAAAAGACGATTGCTTTTGTGTAATAGGTGTACTGTGTGATGTAGCCAAAGAGGATTTGGGACTAGATTGGGAGCATTTTAGTAACTACGGATATTCTTTTTGTGGTCTTACTATGGCATTACCACAAAAAGTATCTAATTTTTTAGAATTCAAATATTCCGATCATACATTAAATGTCAACACCGATAACGGTACTACTATGGCTGTATCAATCTGGGCAATTAACGATAATTTAAAATATGATTTCAATCAACTAGCAGATTTAATCGATGCTCAATTATGATTTACAAATCACTGGTACATTTGTCCCATTACAACAAAATATCAAATTTAATAACCAATCTTCAATGATATATAAGTATTCTGAAAAACAAATTATTGATGATGTGTTAGTATACATCGACAGCACTTATCAACAACACTATCAATCCAAAAATATTCAATTAATTGATCTCTTTGATAGTGAAGATATGATTGTGGAATATCTTAAAACATCTATCATGCGATATGTGCTAAGATATGGAAAAAAAGATGGTTTTAATACCAGGGATTTGTATAAAGCTATCCATTGTATTATTTTATTGATCCACTTCACCAAGAAGAAAACCACAGATAGTCCTGAATTATTATTGGAGCAAATTTAGTGAAAATTTCAAAAGACACGTTAAAGATCCTAAAAAACTACAAAAATATTAATCTATCGTATATATCAAAATCAGGAAATATTATCAGAACATTATCTGATGCCAAAAACATATATGCGGTAGCTAATGTAGATGAAGAATTTCCTGATTTTGCTATATATGATTTGAAAAAATTCTTGGGAATTGTAGATTTATTTGAAGAACCAGATTTTACATTCCATGATAAATATTTGACTGTATCCACAGGTAGACAAAAAACTAAATATTTTTTCTCTGATCCTACCGTATTAACAGTCAAATTGCCAGACAAAGAAATTAACATTTCCGATGTTTTGGTGGAATTTATGCTCACTGTTGATGATATTTCTATTATAAATTCGGTTGCTGATAAACTATCATTACCAGATCTTACTGTACAGATTATTAATGATGTTGTCGTTGCCGTGGTTTGTGATAAATCCACTAGCGCAAGCAATAATCACATCATTACACTGGATAGTGCTAATCTGTTTCCTGATGTTATCGGTGATATCGATATATCACTGAACTTTAAAATCGAAAATCTGAAACTATTATCCGGCGATTATTGGGTTGAACTTAGTAAAAAGAAAATCTCTAAATTTACTAATCAACATTTAGACCTTACTTATTACATAGCAATGGAGGCTACATCTGTAACATGAAAACTACAAAAGAATTAATTAAAGCGATTGGGAATAAGAATGCAAATTACATTCCAGATTCAGAATTTTACGGACAGAGAACACTAATTAAAACTAGTATTCCGATTGTAAACATAGCATTATCTGGATCTATTAATGGTGGTTTGAGCAGTGGTTTAACAGTGATTGCTGGTGCTTCCAAAAGTTACAAAACCGTATTATCTCTGACTTGTGCAAAAGCATATTTAGATTTATATCCTGAATCAGTTTTATTTTTCTTTGATGCTGAATATGGTGCCAGTCTCAGTTATTTTAATTCGGTAGGGATTGATATTAATAGAGTAGTACATATTCCAGTCACCAGCGTAGAAGAATTCAAAATTCAATCTTTTGCACTATTGAATACGCTTGAGCGTGGTTACAAATGCTTTATGCTGCTGGATAGTTTGGGTGCATTAGCATCAGAAAAAACTATTTTGGATACTACCGAAAGTAAAAATACCACTGATCTCACTAGACCAAAAGCTATTAATCTAGTAGCAAGATTGATCACACCATTACTGAATAGTAAGGATATTCCATGTATCTTTATTAATCATTTATATGATAGTATGGATAAGTATACACCACAAAAAATGGGTGGTGGTAATGGGATACTCTATGCATCTAATACAGTTCTGTACATTTCTAAGACCAAAATCAAAGATGGTTCAGAATTAGAAGGATACACATTTAATATCAAGATCGAAAAATCTAGATATATCAAAGAAGGTATGGGTTTATCTTTTGATGTGTTGTATGATGATGGTGTCCAGCCATTAAGTGGTGTTGCAGAACTAGCCATAGAATATGGTGTGCTGACGCAAGGTGGTGGTTGGTATACCCAAAAAGATCCAACTACTGGTGAAGTAATTGGTGAGAAAATGAGAGCATCTGCACCAAGATTTACTAAAATATTGGAGGATCTATTATTAGATCAATCCTTTGATAACTTCGTCCAGAAAAAATTCAAGTTAGTTTTCGATTAAATCATGCAACTAGAACATATAATTTTATCAGCTTTAATTCACGACGAAACATTTACTAGAAAAGTATTACCATTTTTAAAAGATGAATATTTTTCTAGTGCCGCTGATAAAAATGTATTTTTGATTATAAGTAAACACTTTAATACATATAATTGTTCCCCTACCACTGAAGCTATCGCAATTGATGCTGTTAATCTGGAAGGGTTGACAGCACCTTTAGCGAAAGAAATAGAATCTACTATTAATAAATTAGTAGAGGTTGACTATAATCTTGATTGGCTTATTGATTCTTCGGAAAAATTTTGTAAGGAACGAGCGGTATATCTCGCAATTGTAGAAGCTATTGAAATACAAGATGGTAACACTAAAAAAACTGTTTCTGCGATCCCAGATATTTTATCTAAAGCATTATCTGTGTCTTTTGACTCTAATGTCGGTCTAGATTATATTTTATCTGCTGAACAACGGTATGATGATTTCAACAAGACTGAATTAGATAAAATACCTTTTGGTCTGCATTATCTGGATAAAATTACTAAAAATGGTTTTGGTAAGAAAACACTTAACCTGATCGTTGCCGCAGCCTCGACTGGTAAAGAACAGCCAATATCAGAACCAGTATTAACACCCAATGGGTGGTCTACTATGGGTCAACTGCGTCCTGGTGACTATGTGATTGGTTCTGCTGGACTACCTATTGAAGTATTATCTATCCATCCGCAAGGAATAAAAGATGTATATACAGTAGAAACGCAGGATGGGGTGAAGATCCGATGTGGTAAAGATCATTTATGGTCTGTTTATAGTTCATCTAGGATAAATGGAAAAAATGGTCAAAAATTATTTACTAAAACTACACAGGAACTTATAGATGGTGGTGTACGAAAACTAGATACCACACCAAGATTTACTTTACCAGAATTTGGTGGTGTACAATATGGGATAAGTATTGGTTATGCTTATGCACTAGGATATTGCTTAGGTAATGGTTGTTTTAGTAGCAGTCAATTACTAGTTTCATATCATACTAAAGATACATCTCAGATTTTGTCTTTATTGTGTAAATCATTGGGTACACCTACTCGCAATAGTATTGTTGGTGAGTTTGGTGGTCAATCTGCCTATAGTTGGGGAAAACTAGATCCAGAAATTGCTAAATATCGAAATAGTGGATTATCTCATGAAAAATCTTTACACCAAGATCATAAAAACTGGTTGTCTTGGGATTATGATTCTAGATTAGAATTATTAAAGGGTTTATTAGATAGTGATGGTTGTATAAGTACATATAAAACTAAAAATTCTTTTAGTTCTACTTCTACCAATCTTTTGATTTTAGTAAGAGATTTGATTAGGTCTTTAGGTGGGCGATCTGGAGAAATTCATCAAACGTCTCTTAGTGATAATTGTAAGTTTGATTATTTTGGCGCACTTTATTTTAGGATGCCCTTATGTCCATTTGAATTGAAGCAGGAACGATGGAAAAAATCTTGCTATAACATGCGTTCATCAATAAGTAGCATCACCAAAGAAGTTTACCAAGAGGAACAAGTATGTATTACAGTAGATGCACCAGATCACTTATATGTTACTACTGGGTTTAAACTTACCCACAACAGTATACTATTATGTCATCATGCAGCACATTCTTTATCTATAGGTAAAAATGTGTTGTTCATCACCTTAGAAATGTCTGCTAATGCCATTAGTGAACGTATTGATGCTAATTTATTAGATGTAAACATTGATGATCTTTATACTAATGGTAAAGAGCATTATATGAGTAGATTTAAGAAGTTGCAAGCAAAAACTTATGGTAAATTGTATATAAAAGAGTATCCAATTAGTACAGCACATGTGGGCAATTTCACTGCCTTATTAGATGAGTTGAAAGCCAAAAAGCAGTTTGTTCCTGATATTATTGTGATTGATTATTTGAATATTTGTGCTAGCGCAACCAACAGTACAAACAGTAATTCTTATGAGCGAGTAAAACAGATTGGTGAGCAATTGAGATCATTAGCACAAATCAATGATGTACCGATTTTATCAGCGATCCAATTGAATAGGTCTGGGGTGGGCAATAACGATCCTGATATGTCTAATTTGGCTGATAGCTACGCACTAGGGATGGTAGCAGACTTTATTATGGCATTGGTGTCCAATGAGGCATTAGCTAGCTTAGAGCAGATTCTCTGCGTACAGATTAAAAATAGATACAGTAATATCTCAGTCAATAACAAATTTGTGTTAGGATTAGATAAGTCGCGTATGAAATTCTATGATGTAGAAGATAATTACACAGATGAGAAAAATATTACTAATGAATCTACTGTGACATTAGTAACCAAAAAAAGACCACAACTATCATCATTCCTAACAGATTAATATGCAAAATATTTTAGAATCATACAGTGAATTCGTAAACGTAGAAAAACTATCCGAAGATGGATATAGTGTAGTTAAATTGCTTCAGACCATCAATAAACATGATCTTGCTGGAGTTGATTTTACAAGACTATTGTGTGGTGCCATCGGACAATCAGCAGAATCAGGTGAACTATTAGTAGAAATGCTAAAACCCATGTCACCAAAAGTTATAGATGAACTAGGTGATGTCATATTCTATACAATGGTATCAGCCAGAGCGTTGAATGTAAAATTATCTCATTTTTACTACAACGAATCTTTTGATGATATCCAAACAAAAAATCCAGTAGAGATCACACAATTGATAATCTCACTCACTGCCGAATATTTAGATATCATCAAAAAAATACTATTCCAGAGTAAGGATATCGATTCAAAATTGTACAAACAATTGATTGATAAAATCTGGATGCAGTATGGATTAATTCAGTTATTGTCTGAAAAATTAGAAGTATCGATAGAATATGTGATATTAGTGAACAAAAATAAATTAAACAAGCGGTTTAAAACAACATTTACTAAACAAGAATCCGAAAACCGATAGTATTAAAAGCTGATGTACACACATCAGCTTTTTTGATAAATATGGATGTAAGTGATAGTGTATATTATGTCCTATTTAAAAGAATCAAACAGTGCTATTGCGTTAGCAAAAGATATGGAGTTGACACATGTTGGTGGAGGATTTTATAGTAATAAATCTGGAGTAGTTACACACAAAAGTAGTGATGGTGTAACATTAAAAAGTGTATCTAAATCTCAGTTAAATAAAACAAAGACGGTTGCTAATAAAATAGCAGTCCAAAAAGACGAAACTATGCCAGATCCATTAGGTAAACCGAGTGGTATATCTAATAATAAAATATTACCTAAGAAAAAAAAGAAATCATTAGTAGAGTTTTTGTCGGAGAATAAACAACCTACTTGGTTAGTAAAATATCAAATCCATAGTACTGGTTCTAGAATTCATGAATTCTACATAGATGCACTTAATCAAAAGGAAGCATTGGCTAAAGCTAATACTTTTTTACACGATGCCAAATTTATATTCTCACCAATACGCACGAATAAAAATCATAAATAATTACATATAATAAATAATCTATAAATTATGGATCAGGTTCAGTTTACCGCTATGTGCTTGGATTATAGCACACATACACTACATAAAGTAAAAAAGGTAGTAGAATTGGCAGAAAGTATGTTTCAACATGGTTCTGACGAATATTATGATTATGTCAATAAGTACACAGACTTGTCAGAAAAGAAATTAGCAGATCTCATGATCTCTAATACTATTGTCGAAAATACTGGTCGTGAATATATGGGAGTTACTATTTTCAGAAATGAAGATGGTACCTATAATGTACCAGAATTAGGGTTGTATAATATAGATGATGCAAAAAGTGTCAAAAATAGTGTTAAACTAAAGTTGTCACAAACATCTAGACAATCATTTAAAGAAAATTGTGATCAGGTTATTGATAATATTTTTAATTTAGTGGACATTGATGAATCAGAATTTTTTAATTTTGTTTTGTCTGAGATGAGTGAAAATGATTATGTTTCTTTAGGTGGTGAAAGCTTTAAAGACTTTGTATTGTTGATGTCAGAAGTGGTTAATGAAGATTATGGTGTTCCTGAATCTTTGATTAATGAAAGTTATATATTTGATGAAGGTATTGGTGATTTTGTCAAGAAAGTAAAATCTGGTGTAAGTGATGCTCATGTGAACTTGTCCTATGCTGCACCAGGATTGGCAGCATCTTTGGGTAATGCATATCAGCGTCATACTGATGCAGTTAGTGGAGCAAAAGATAAATTAGCTAATCTATCTGGTAGCAGTAAAGAATCTGCTGCTAATGCTAAATCTAAGATTAGTAATGCTGTAAGCAACACATTTAATAAAAATAACTTACAAATGGGTGCCAGAATTGCTGGTGCTACAGTCAAAGCAGCTTCTAGTGGATTTAATAAATCTGTAGCTGCTGTAGCTGATAACGCCACTGCTGGAGTAAAAGCTGCTGCTAGTCTTACCGATAAGGAATTGAGAAGCAGAAGCAAAAATAATAAATTTGATAGCAGTGACGAAAGACAAAAAAGTGCTGCTGCTAATGATGTATTAGATAAACTGCGTACTGATGGAGATGCTGAACGTGTAGAAGGCAAACGTAGTGGTAAAAAACTAACGTCTGCTGAGAAAGGTGCTATGTATGACAAAATGCATAAATCCGGTGAATTGTATAAAGAAGATTTAGATTACCAATTAGATTCTATCAAGAATTGGTTGTATGAAAATGATATATTTGATAATTTAGAAGACATAGATCAATATATATTGGACGAAATGACTAAAGACGATTACACCCATATATTATCGGAAATATTTGGTGCTGATAATGTTAAACAAGCGGCAAAATTGGTAACACCAAAATATAAAGGTAAAGGTGAGACTAGCAAAGAGAGAAATTTAAGAGGTGCTGTAACTAGGGATTTGGCTGATGCTACTAAATCTTATGATAGATTTGGTAACAATCACTACGATAATAGTGGCGTTCGTAGTAAAAATTATAATTTAGATAAATCTATTCAAAAATTAGCGGATACTAATACTGATCGTATGCGTAAAGATTATGATAGTATGAATAGTAAGTTTTCTTTCCAAAAACCTGGAACTGCTGCTTCTACCCCACCAGCACGTACTTCCAAACCACCAGCTAATTATGATGATTTGAAGAGTGGTGTTGTTTCAAAAAATCAACCACCAGCAAGACCATATAATCCAAATACGGGATTAGTATTGCGTGGCAAAGATTCTACTGCTGTTTCTACTACTGATTCTCCATCTTATTCTATTCCATCATTGAGAGGTGGTGGTGCGCCACGCCCACCAATAAGACCACTTGGTAAAGCTATTGATAATCCCCACAGTTTGGCATACAAACAAGCTATATTGAATTTACACGAACCTGCTGGTAAGCAGAGTGTATATAGTAGTGATGGATCTAGTCTTGGTAGAAAATCAGCACCAAAACCACTGGGTAAAGCTATTGGTGCCCCACAGAGTATGCAAAAGTCCAGTAGTGAATCGCCAAAACAAAAAATGCCATCTTCTTGGAAATCATTGGATGATTATGGTAAATCCGAACCAGAATCACCAACATCCCCATTAGTAGGTAAAGCATCTGGTTCTGGCATACCTCAATCTTTTAAAGACCGTTATCCAGCACAAGCAAATGTTGATAAAGGTGTATTAAAAGTGCGTGATGATTTTGCTGATAGTCTAAAAAATGTATTCGGTAATAATAAAACCAAGCCTTCTTCTATTATTTCCACAGTAGGCAACAAAGCAAGAAAACTAGCTGGTTATGCTGTTGATAGTTTAAAACGTAAAGTTTATGCAGAGGGCATAAGTGAATCTGATATTACAAATTGGTTAACAGAAGATGAATATATTTCTATTGCTGAATATTTGATTGAGAATGATGTATTTGAAGATGATGAAGATCTATTAATTTATCTTAGTGAAGGATTGACCTGGGAAGATTTGAGTATTATTAATGATAATATCGAAGCTGATGCGCTAGCACTAATAGTAGAAATGTTGTGTGATGAAGAAACATATAATGATACTTGCATAGTGTTAGAATCTGTACTGGGATCGGATTTTTTAATCTTACTAGAAACTTGTGCTAACAATAGCGATTCTGATTTTTACGAACCAATGCCAGTAAAAGTAGTTGATTGTAGTTGTGGTAAATCTGGATGCAAACCTTGCTCCCAGAAATCATGGAAAAACAAAGTTTATAATAAAATGGTAAAATAATATGAAATCTATTGCTTTCTTCATGGAAGCAGTACCATCTTCTCGCGGTACTGCTTCCAAAAAAAAGAAACCTCCCAAACCTCCTAAAACATCAGCAGCAGCAGATCTAACTGATCCGGTTGAGGACGAGGACGAGGACGAGGACGAGGACGAGGACGAAGACGAAGGTGAATCTACTGAACAACCTAAACAAATTAAAAAACCTAATACTCCTAGAGTATTCGCTATACCGCCTAAACCAGCATCTACAAATACAGCACCAGCTATAGATGCCACTAAACTGACTACAGTTAGGGATAAGGTTGTTGCAATTAGACAAAATAACATTGCTGCAAATGCTGCTAATATGCCAGCACCAGTAAGCAATTATGTTGTAGATAATAGTACACCAAAAACTAATGTTACTAAGGTTGGTAATTTTCCTAATTATGTTGTAGACAACAGCATACCAGCATCTAATGTTACTACATTTAGTAGAAAACCATTAGGTCGCGCACTACCACCACCAAGTAATTTCAAGTTTCCTAATGTTTCCAATAATGTATTACAGAAGTTACCAAAAGTACCAAGTAATCCAGAAACAGAAAGAAATTATCAAAATAAATTGAATCCACCATCTACTGTTTACACTAGACAATCACTAAAAAAAACATCTGCTGTTGGACAACGTTTTTTAAATCAGCAATTACTTGATAAACAAAAATCTAATAGTAGGTTGGCAGACAAAAAAGCATTTGCTAGCATGAAAAAAATAGTTAAGCCATACTTATCTAAAATTGGTAACAAAATACGAAGTCGAAATTACTGGCATAAAGATATAAAACCAGTATTATCAACTATTGCTGGTGCTTTACGAAGATAAATAAATATAACACAAACTAACACTTAAATTTATGTCATTAGCAGCTTTACTCGCATTTTGGAACGGCAATAGTGTAATTATACTATCTACTTTGCTTATTATTAGCGAAAGTCTTGCGGCAATACCATCTATTAAGTCTAATGCAATCTATCAATTGCTACTTAATATTTTAATTACAATCACTAAGAAAAATAAATAATCATGGGATTAACAGTATATCCAATAACTTCAATCAAATTAGAAGACGGTTCTAATTTAGTTGATAAATTTGAATGCTTGGAAACTGCATCTGTTGGTGATATCATAAACTTATTAGATGTAGATTACCAAATAAAAAATATTGTAGATGATACAATCATCCTCAATAAAAAATATATACATGCTGGTAAACTAACACCAGATAAAATGGTATTGAAAAAACTACCATCTTATATCAAATCTCAAGTATCTTTGATTGGTGAGTTAGTATTGATCACGGTTGAAGATTCCTTATTAGAATCTAATAGACTAAATGGTTTAACAATTCCTGGGTGGTATAATATCATCACCACTAAAAATGCTGATGGAACAACTAGAATTAGATCCGAACTACTAAAAGCAATTAGGATCTATGATGAGGTCATTGTACCACCTATCCCAGTTAAACCTGAACCAGCGACTAAAACTAAAACTGTAATCAAACCTGATGTAGCAAAAACTGGTGATTAACTTAGACAAAAATAATATATTATCTTATGCCTTAGATAATTACTTAAATAAACAATCTACCACAAGAATAATTTTTATGGCAGATTACCGATTAATTTGTAATTTTCATAATTACTATAATAAAAATAAGCACAAACCACTGTTGGTCAAAAACCAAATTAATATCATAATTAATTTGTTTAATTATACTGCTGTTGTAAATATGCTTCGGTTTTTTATAGGCGAAACTGATGATTTTTATGATATATTGGAGTATGTTTATGTTTAAAAATACTACCAAAGTAGATGTAGTCGAACAAAAATTAATCTACTTTGAAGGTCTTTCTCGCGACATGTCATCAGAATTTCGCAGAATTCTAGACAAACTCACAGACAGCAACAGTAACATTTTATTGTTGTTGTCTAAACAAGATCTACATATCAACACATTAACTATCCAAAATAACAACACAGTAGATGAAATAAAAAAGATCTATTCTGAGATAGAAGCACAAAATCACAAATTAGAACAGCTATCAACTGATATGTATGCTATCACCACTACTAACACTAATAAATTGATAGAATTTGGCAATTTTAAAAATATTTTTATTTGGTCGTTAACTGCTGTAGTCACTGTGACTGGTATAGCTGCATCGGCGGGTTGGTTGTCACCAAACATTGTCACTAATAATAAACAAATTATATCTAAATAATTGACAAATTATTATTAGTGGTGGTATAATTATTGAATGGACTATACAGCATCAATAATTCAATTATCAGACCAATTAGATAAGTTTAAAAAATCAGGAGATTATTATACATTTAGATGTCCAATTTGTGGTGACTCGTCGATCAATTCTTACAAAACTAGGGGATATTTATTTAAAACCAAAAACGACAATTACGCCTACAAATGTCACAATTGCGGAGTGAGTAAATCTTATAAAAACTTTCTCAAAGATCATTTTCCCCACAACCACCAACAATTGATTTACAGCAAGTATAAACAACAGGATATAACCATAACAAAATCGCGTCCTGTTGTTTATAAACCAGTACTGTTTGACAATGTTCCTACTATTAAGGAATTACACAAAAACCACACAGCAAAGTTATACCTTGCTGAACGTAAAGCACCGCCATTTTGTTATAGTGAGTTTTTTTATGTGAAAAATTTTAAAGCATTTACAAACTCTCATAAACATACATATAACAACCTCGATGTCGAAGAAGAAAGAATTGTATTCCCATTAATTATTGATGGCGTAATTGTAGGATATCAAGGTAGGTTAATATCCGGTAATGGATTACGTTATATTACAATCATGCTCGATCCATATGCACCAAAAATATTTGGTATTGATGACCTAGATTTCCACCAGCCTATATACATTACTGAAGGGATTTTCGACTCTGTTTTTGTGCATAATTCTATCGCTATGTTGGGTAGTGATCTGAATGTAGATTTTCTGGATAAACATAAAAACAGCAAATTTGTATTTCTTTTTGACAATGAAAAATATAGCGAGGTAATTATTAAAAAAATGAAAAAGGTGGTAAAGTTGGGTCACAGCATTGCTCTGTTTCCATCACACATAGAACAAAAAGACATTAATGATTGTGTACTGGCTGGTATTGATACCACACAAATTACTAATAATGTATATTCTGGTTTGAGGGCGTTAGTCGAAATTAAAAATTGGATTAAAATTTAGTTTTTGTGCTATAATAAAAACCTATTAATTTGTAACTACATGTTCCATTGTAACGACAGTACCAATACATATTCCTTTGATCTACCTAACCACAATATTGATAAAAATAGCAAGAAAAAACTAACACACAATCAATTATTCGTAGATAATAAACTACACGTATTAAACGTCATCACTGGTGAACTATATACCAATACCATTGATCTCTCTGCTGTACCACTACTAAAACAATATAATTTTGGTGTAGATAATAATGGTAGATTTGAAACAAGATCAAATGACAAAACTACATTTATACATGAACTAATATGCAATCTCAAAACTAATAAGAATTGGGTGATTAATCATATAGATGGTGATCCCACAAACAACCAAAGATCAAATCTAGAATTAGTAACACAATGGTTCAACATTGCATTAATGAAAACTACTAATTCTTTGCCATTTGGTATAAAACATCATAATAATGGTAGTAGTTTTGTAACAGCAATTAATTTACCAACAATAAATCAAAAGATAACTTTTTGTTCGCTATTAACAGATTATCTCCAAAATATCCATTATCAGTTTGGGACTAAATCTGGTTTGGTGTCTCCACAAAGATATTTGAAAGAGACACCAAATTGGTTGCCAGACAACACTATAATCTTTACAGAAGCACATCAAGAAAAGCTAGATATGCTGATAGCAGAACATCTAGAGAATCAAGCAAAGTGGGATAAACCAGAATCAATATATTAGCTTGACTTTAATATTTGTGTATGATATAATTGATAAACAAGCAATGCACAATTAAAATGTCCAAAGTAGCGTTCGTAGTAACTGATTTAGAAACTTTATCAACTCATGTAGCAATCGCACCTATTTTATCGATTGGTGCAGCAGTATTGGGGGTAGTTAATACTGAGGAAGGAAACTGGGTTGATGAATTACATTATAAAGGTTTCCATGAGATTGTAAATTATCCAGAACAATTGAAATTTGACAAATTTGTTAGTAAAACTACATTAGATTGGTGGGAGAACCAAAATGATGATGCTAAGAAGTTGTTAGAAACATCTAGAACCACCAGCAATAATTTAGTACAATCTCTAATTTCTCTCTGTGGTTGGATCAACTCTATCAAAGCTGATCATGTAGTAGTATTGGGATATGGATCTAATTTTGATAACGCGATATTAGAAATAAACTATCAGGAGTATGGAATTCCAATCCCTTGGGAATACAGGAATTCTTTATGCTTGAGAACTATTTTGAATCTATATACTCCTGTGGAAGAAGAAAATTCTATTGAAGCTGTAAAAAAAGAAGCAGCAATTTATACTAAATTCATTTTACAAGAAGAATTTTGTAAACACAATGCACTACATGATGCTGTGTACGAATCAGCCAAAGCAAGAATCATGTTTCCTTTACCATTTTGGTTAACAATCGCTAGACACATTATCAAATAAAATATGTTAGTACAAAAACGGGACGGATCTAAAGAACCATTAAATATCGATAAAATCCATCGGATGCTTGAATTAGCTTGTGATGGACTAGATGTATCCATGTCTTTAATTGAGACAACCAGCAAACTACAATTTTATGATGGTGTTACTACAAAATACATTCAAAATGTATTAATCGGTGCCACGAATAAACTTATTGATCTCGATACACCGGATTATCAATATGTGGCAGCAAGATTGTTGTTATTCGGATTGTATAAAGATTTATACCCAAATTGGCAGACATATGGGTTGGGTTCCTTGTATCAACATCTCACTAGATTTAAAGACAAGTACGATGATGTTCTATATAATGCTTACACCAAAGAAGAATGGGATGTCTTAGATACAGTAATAAATCATTACAAAGACTACAAATTTACTTATGTATCGTTACAGCAATTATTAGATAAATATCTCATTCAAGATCGTGCTACTGGATTTATTTACGAAACTCCACAGTATGCTTACATGAATATTGCTGCTATGGTGTTTAGTAGTTATCCACCAGACATCAGATTAGATAAAGTTATTGATTACTATCATGCTATTTCCAATCATGAGATTAATCTACCAACTCCGATTATGGCTGGTGTGAGAACTAAGCAAAAATCCTACGCTTCATGCGCCTTGTTGGATTTACAAGATAATATACAAAGTATTGGTGCTACTAATGCTGCTATTGGGATGCTTACTGCTGCCTCATCTGGTATTGGTTTAAATGTTGGCAGAATGCGTAGTATTGGTTCTAGTATTAGAAATGGTACTGTAATCCATCCTGGTATTGTACCATTCCTGAAAATATTTGAAGCTACTGGTAAAGCCTTCAGCCAAGCAAATCGTGGTGGGAAAGTTACAGTATATGTTCCAATTTGGAATTACGAAATTGAGGACATTATCAGATTAAAAAATAATCGGGGTACAGAAGAAAGTTCGGTAAGACATTTAGATTATTGTATTCAATTGTCTGGGATATTCTATAAACGGTTTTTGAATAACGAACCTATTACGTTATTCTCCACTGATGATGTACCTGGATTATATGAGGCATTTGGTACAGATAAATTTGATGAATTGTATATGCATTATGAGAAACAAGACATCCGTAAGAAGAGTGTCTTAATGCAAAAATTATTCTTGGATTTGGTGGAAGAACGGTCTGGTACAGCAAGAATCTATATCATGAATATAGATCACGCTAATACGCACTCACCATATGAAGAAACCGTTTGTATGTCAAATCTTTGTGTTGCACCAGAGACATTATTGCTCACTGATAAAGGATACATCCCTATTGGTGAACTACAGGATAAACCAGTTACCATTTGGAATGGTGAAGAGTGGTCTAATACAATTGTACGAAAAACTGGTGTTAATCAAAAACTGATAAAAATTAGCTTTAAAGATCAAAACGCAAATGTTCACATAATTGAATGCACACCATACCACAAATTTAAAGTTCAATTAGAAAGATTTGTAGTAGAAGTACGTGCGGCATATTTGAAACGGGGTGATAAAATACAAAATTATTGTCATCCAGAATTTGAACTTAAAGTCAAGAATCATCAAGACTGGTTAGTATATGATGTAGAGGATAATAATAGATATGATAATACATATTGTTTGACAGAACCAAAAAGAAATACGATGGTGTTGAATGGTGTACTCGCTGGTAACTGTGTCGAAATTATCCAACCTTCTCGACCTCTGAATGATATAAATGATACTGGTGTGTATCAATACAAGGTAGCAGTCAAAAAAGACCGAATACATGAATTTGTGTCATTAAAAAACAATAATAAATTTTTGGAGTTCAAACCTTAATATGTACGATCAACTTTTTAGAATTTTACAAGACGGCGATGCAGTATTAGACAATGAAATATTAGTAGAGAATGTTTCAATCATTGATCGCGAACCGCCTAATATTAGTAGCTGTATCTTAGGTGCCATCTCCTGGGATAAATTATCTGGTGATATGGACAAAAACTTTATTATCTTGAAACGATTATGTATGTTAGAGATTGAATCTTTGAATAATATAATTGATCTCCAAGAATATAAAATTCCGTCTACGGAGATTGCTACCAGATGTGGCAGATATTTGGGAGTAGGGATTAATGGATTTGCTACATTTGCGGCTAGATTGGGGTTGACCTATAATGATCCAGAATTGTGGCAGATCACACATGATATTGCTGAGATGCAGATGTTTTTGTTGATGTCTGCTTCAAACAAATTAGCAAAAGATGTTGGTGAGTGCCAGTGGTTTTATAAGACAAAATATGCTAATGGTATTTTGCCAATCGATACTTATAAAAAGGCAGTTGATGAAATAGTTCCCAATGCCCTCAAAATGGACTGGGAAGGCTTGAGAAAATCAATTTATATGTATGGACTCAGAAACAGTGCTTTCGCGGCTGTAATGCCCGTACAGAGTTCATCTGTGATTAGTAACAGCACCAATGGGATTGAACTACCTCGCTCACCATTAACCATCATCAAATCTAAAAATGGATTACTGAGACAGATTGTAAAAGATTTTGATAAATTGGAAGATAATTATACATATGCATGGGAGAAACCAACCAACAAAGGATACATCAATATCTGTGCAGTCATTCAGAAATTTTTCGATCAAAGTATATCAGCAAATGCATATTATGATCCATCATGGTATGGTGGTACTGTACCAATTTCCGTGATGACAGAGGATATTTTGTATGCTTACAAAATGGGACTGAAGACACTATATTATTGCAATACTAACGATAATAGAGACGATATGGAGACTTGACAATTAGTTAGTGGTGAACTATAATAAATACATTCACCACTAATATAAAATATATGCAAGAATTGCTAACTGAAATTTTGCCAGATAAAGTAGAACCGCCACAGCCACAACTATTGACTGAAGTTCTCCCTGTAACAGAATTTGAACTGAAAACAAAACCAAAACGAACACGAACATATAATTTAGAAATTGTCAATGATGGCGGTTGCTCTGCTTGCTCTTGTTAGCATAAAACCATAAAACAATGCTCTCAGTCAGAGAGCATTGTTTTTCAACAGAATAATATAATAAATAATGTCAGTAATAAACACAAATTCAAATATAGATTTTACAAAAGAACCGCAATTTTTTGGCGAAACTTTGGGAATTCAGCGATATGACCAGTATAAATATCCAGCATTACATCAGTTATACAAAACACAAAAAAATTATTATTGGTCGCCTTCTGAAATATCCCTACAGAAAGACAGAGGCGATTATTCAACATTAACTGCTAATGAAAAGTTTATCTATACTTCTAATTTAAAATATCAAATTTTATTAGATAGTATTCAATCTCGATCTACAAGTTTAGCATTTTTGCCATTTGTATCTTTACCAGAACTGGAAAAGAACATCATCGTTTGGAGTTTCTTTGAAACTATCCATAGTGAATCCTATACTCATATTATTGAAAATGTATATAGTGAACCATCCACTGTGTTTGATCACATATTAAACGATGTGGAAATTATTAAACGTTCCAATAGTGTTACAAAATATTACGATGAATTTATTAAACTTTCCTCAGCTTATTATAACAATGATATTGTTAAAGAATTAGTAAATGATAATAATCTCACTGCCAGATCTCTATTATTAGATTTGAAGCGGTCATTGTACCTATCAATGGTGAATGTTAATATTTTAGAAGGTATTAGATTTTATACTTCTTTTGCTTGTTCATTCGCATTTGCTGAAAATAGTAAAATGATCGGTTCAGCAGACATTATATCATTGATTGCTAGAGATGAAGCTTGTTACACACCAGCACACGAATGTTTAACACAATCTGGATGGAAATATATTAAAAATGTAACATTAGATGATAAAGTATTGCAATTTAATAGTAACAATACTGTGGAATTTGTAAACCCCACAGACATAATAACTAAAAAATACCAAGATGAACTATATCATTTTTATGATGATCATGATACTTTTGAGCAGATAGTCACTAAAGATCATCGAATGATTTGGCGAGATCTTACTAATGGTAGGTTGCGAGAATCCACCGCCGAAAATACAGCTTTTACAACTAGTTATAAAGCTGTAATTTTGAGTGGGTTGTTATTGGAAGGGGAAATCGAGATTTCCCCAATTGAAATATTAAACATATTTTTTGAATATTGTGGTAGAGTAATGGCGGTATCTGGTGATAATCTTGATCTACAAATGACATTAAAAAATGTTGATTGGTGGCGGATACTTGGTGCAGCTTTGACTAAATTAGGGATCTCCTATGATTATAAAGTTAACTATAAAACTAGTGTATACACAGTAACATTAACTGTACCAACTATTACACTAAAGAAATATTTTGGTTGGGTAGATATTAAAGGCAAATCCACTATATGGGCACAGAATGTAATAAAACTTTGTCGCATACTAAGCAACAATATTAATTATACTACACATACCGAACCAAAGTTTAAATTTTATGTTAATAATGCAGCATCATTATTAAAAATTCAGGAATTGTTTGCTATTTCTTATTGGAAGATACGTGCTTCAAAACACTACAAGATCAATCATGGACATACTATCACTGTAGATACTAGCAGAAATCATGTCAAAACAAATAATATCCAAATTAAAAAAATACAATATTCTGGATTAGTGCATTGTTTGACAGTACCATCTGGTGCATTTTTAGTCCGACATAATGGTAAAGTATCAGTTGGTGGTAATTGTCATCGTAGACTGAGCGAAACTGTTATAAAAAATTGGCAGAATGGCGACGATCCTGATTTTACTGATATCATTAAAGAAGAAGAATTGACCGTCTATGATATGTTTAGAACTGCTGTAGATGAAGAAATTGCTTGGGCGAATCATTTATTCAAGGACGGTAGTGTATTAGGATTGAATGCAGAAATTTTGACTCAATATATCAAATTTACTGCTAATCAAAGATTAAAATCTCTTAATCTTAAACCATTGTTTCCTGATATTAGTAAGAAAAATCCAATCCCCTGGATCGATAATTATCTAAAATCTTCAAATATATCTGTTGCCCCAATGGAGACTGAGATCATATCGTATATGATTGGTAACGTTGTTCGTGACGTAGCGGAAAATCAATTTGCTAATTTTGAATTATGATCCATTATAACGACAGCACCAATCTACATTCTTTCGATCTCCCCAATCACAATGTTACTAAATCCACTAATACTATAAAAACATATAATCAATTATTCGTAGATAATAAACTACACGTACTAAACACCATCACTGGTCATTTCTATACCAGCACTATCGATATTTCTGCTGTACCACTACTAAAACAATATAATTTTGGTGTAGATAGTGCTGGTAGATTTAAAACATGGATAAATAGAAAAACTACATACATATACGAACTAATATGCAATATTAAAACTAATAAGAATTGGGTGATCAATCATATAGATGGTGATTCTAACAACAACCAAAGAGCAAATCTAGAATTAGTAACAAATTGGTTCAATACTGCATTGAAGAAAACTACTAATTCTTTACCATTAGGTATGACCCATCATGGTACTAGTTTTAAAACACAAATTTGTCTACCAACTACCACACAAAAGATAACTTTTTGTTCGCTATCAACAGATTATCTCCAAAATATCCATTATCAATTTGGTACTAAATCTGGATTAGTATCTCCAGCAAGATATTTACAATCCACACCAAATTGTTTGCCTGACAACAGCATAATATTTAAACCAGCACATCAAGAAAAGTTAGATGTGCTGGTGAGAGAGCATCTAGAGAATCAAGCAAAATGGAATAAACCTACTCCAATATATTGATTGACTCTAGCATTAATATATGATATAATTAGTAGTAACAAACTTAAAATCGGATAAAAAAATATCTACCATCATTATGATATTAGCTGCATCTGATGTATCATCATATCAATATGCTGCATTAGACTTGTTGGAATGCAGACCGGATAAGATTGAATTAATCTCAGTAGTTTGTGGTATTTTGTATAATAAAGAACTTGATCAGTACATAAAGGATAGATTATTAGTGTTATAGCTAAATATTTAATATACTTTATGGAAGAAAATGAGAGATTTATACGAAGAGATTCAAGAATATTATTTGTTACAAGAAGCATTATCCAAAGAACCATCTACACCAATCGAGGATTATGAAGATGGTAGAACAAGAACTACCAGATTAACTAAGTACAAAAATGTATCTGGGTTCCAACCAGGAAATAAGTATCATCCTGATTATTCTGGTGTGCGCCATGATGTTTCATGGAACAATAACATCGATTCAGATCGAATGGATCACAAACAAAAAAAAGATTCTTTGCACGATGCTATGCACTTGCATAATCATTTTATTAAACACGGCACCAAACCAGGGGATATTGTGTCTAATATGCCTATTCCTGATACTAGCGATGAGCATAGTAGCAATAAAAGATCCAGAATATATTCTAAAATGGCTGGATTTGGACAAGTTGGTGATGATGGTGAACAACACGGTATAGTGAAACAGCATCCCCATGACCATGAGGATGAGTCTAAACGTGGACAGCACTATCTACATCCATTAGAGCATCATGAGATAGAAGCACATGGTGATAAGCCATCTAGAGGCAGTACAGACAACACCACCAGACATCTAAGACAGAAATATGGTGATAACACATTCACACACACTAAACACAATAATGCTGTACATAAGCTGAAATCTACAGGTAACAATCACGAAGTAGATGAAAATAAATATGATGGTGAAAATAGTTATAGTGGTGCTGATTATGATAAAGCACACAAAGCTAGTATAGCTAATCATACAAAACCAGGAGATAGTGTATCTCGTACTACTTTTCGTGATGATAAAAATCTTTCTAGTGTGTCTCGCGGTCATCAAATGGGATTTGGCGCACCAAAAACAAAATTCGATACATATACACAACACGCTAAAATTGGTAAGGATGGTAAACTAATTCCACACAATACGTGATATAATATAGTTAACTATACAGGACATTATATGTTTGAACAAAAAATTGTCAAAAAAGTATTTCCTATAAAAACCTACGAATCTTCATTAAATTTTGATCACGATTTTCCTCATCAATATAGAAAACAAACAATAATTAATTCTTGGCAATTTATTTTTGGTGAATCTACTGAAGTAGAACATACCACTACCAATAAACATATTAGTTATACTAATTTGCCATTGACTGCTTTTGATATTGTTAAACATGCTATTGTATCATTTACTCCCACCTTAAACTTTGGCTGGCTTAAACCAGAATACTCAATTCATGAAGTGCCTCAAACCATTGTTCATCACAAAACTTATGTTAATGTAATTCCATTAGAAACATATGATAATCACCGAGAACGTGTTTATTTTTTGATGTCAGAACCAGAAGTAATTTCTTACAAACATAGACACAAATTACAAAAATAACATGTTTGAAGTAGTAAGAAATAAAATATTTAAAGATACACTATTGAAATGTGTAGATCATTATTATTCGTATAATGGTGATTATTGTTTGGAAGTAGAGGTGATTGATGGTTGTTACAAAAAACCTATTTATTTTGGTTTTACTGGTAAAATTCCTTATCATATATTCATGTCTTGTGTAGATAAGCTTAATAGAAAAGAATCATTTTACTTGGCAGTTAAAATGTATGCCCCACCAGATGCTATGCATTCAGAACTAGATTTTATGGATTTTGAAATTTTAAATATATAAAATCTCGATAAATACTATAGTATATCAATATTATAGTATTTTTTTATGAGTAAATATTTATTAAAGTTTGCCCTTAACACTAATAAATCTTCATCACTAATTGTGGGTTCTCTACAGTTAATCAAAGATGATGTTTTGATTAATGAGTATAGAGCAACATCATCTTATAAAGGGTTTCAATATGACGGTTCTTGGAATGAAAAAGGTGGGTTGATACCGCCCACAGAAGTTTTAAAACAACGTAGAGGTGCCAATTCTTTTTATGAAGTCAAGACTTCACCAATAAAAATGCCCAATGTTAAGGGTGTAAATGGCGACTTTTTCCAAATATTGCCATTTTCTACTGTTATGAGTAATGGTGTTGAACGTGGTGATTTTGGTTGCCACGCCGACAAATATAATGAACTACAAGGATACGATCCTGATATGCCCAAGTCTGGTGAGGGAACATTGGGTTGTATTGGTTTCCGTACTGGTAAAGGATATGCTGCATTCAGACGTGATATGAAAACTATCAAAGCAGAAGGTGTTACATCTATAGAATTATTAGTCAAATATACTTAATAAATGAAAACTTTACGAAAATACCCGAAAGGATGCTGGTACGATTTTACTTGGGATGGTGCGTATGAGTATCCTATTGTACCGAAAGATCTTAAACGGTATTTTCGTAAAAAACTTAATAGAAAAAACTTAAAAGAACATATGCTAATGGAGAAAGAATAGTGTGGTGTATCATAAACCACCAAGACCAGATCTCCTGATAGGCGCATTAGGAGATTCTGTACATATATCTATAGCTAAATATAGAGTAGCAAAGAGCATAAAAGTACATATGGTAGCAAATAAATTAAAAAAATGAAAACCTCTAGTTTAAAAAGTAAAGGGCGTTCATTTCAGCAAGATATTAGAGATCTTATTTTAGCAACATTTCCTATATTGGAACCAGATGATGTAAAATCTACAGGAATGGGACAATCCGGCGAGGACATACAACTCTCACCCCATGCTAGAAAAATATTTCCATATTCTATCGAAGCAAAACGGCAAGAAAAACTATCAATTCCCGCATGGTGGCGACAAACAATTACCAACATAAAAGAAAATACTAATCCAGTATTAATTTTTCGACAATCTAGACAAAAAGCATTAGTCGTAATCACGCTAGAACATTTTATGGAATTAGTAAAAGAGAATAGTGAAATGAAAATCATCATAAATAATAGTAGACCGGATTGATATATGAACACAGATTTTATAAAGTTATTAGTATCACTAAACATAATTAGTATGTCCCAAGCAAAAAAAATTACACAAATCGTAGAATATTACAAACAAGAAGCTGCTAAACCAAAAAGTGATGCAGAAATTCTATTAAAAGTTGAAGAACTACAATCTAAAGTAGATGAATTGGTAGCGGTTTCTGCTGAAGTAGATGCTGTTGTCGATGCCTATATTAAAGAACTTCCTGTAGTTGAAGCACCAGTTGAAGCACCAGTTGAAGAACCAGTTGAAGAACCAGTTGAAGCAGTTGAAGCTGTTGAAGCTGTTGAAGTTGTTGAAGCAGTTGAAGTTGTTGAAGCAGTTGAAGTTGTTGAAGCAGTTGAAGCAGTTGAAGCAGTTGAAGCAGTCGAAGCAGTTGAAGCTGTTGAAGAACCAAAATATATTATTCAATACCCCGAATAATATCTATTGACAATATCAATTTTTAATGATATACTGATATTAGTAAACTTAAATAAATAACGCATGAAATTAAAATCAATTCTAGCATCTGTAATTTTGGCATTGGGTGTTGTATCATTAGCACCAAAAGCTAATGCCAACTACACTTGTTTGAACTCAGTATACTCTAGTCAAGGCATTGCTGTTTCTGGCACACAAACTAATACACTAGGCGGTAAATTAAACTTAGTTTGTGGCGAAAACTCTGCGTTTAGTTTTCGCCCATCAGTAACTATCAAAGATAATAGACTAGGGGTATCTGGTAGCGTCACCGTAGATAAGTATATTATTGATGTTGATGCTTATGCTGGATTAGGATTAGCCACTAATCTTTTAGTTAATGATGATAAAGTAAAAGCATTTTTTGTAGTTGGTGGTGAACGGTTCATTAGTAGCAATTACACTTTATTCGGTGAAGTTAAATTCCCCTTTGAAACAGTAAAGTCCACCTACTCACCCACCATCAATGTTGGATTAGGTTACAAGTTCTAAGCCAACATTAAAAAATAATATAAAATCCTAGATTAACACTAATCTAGGATTTTTAACTAACCTACCAAATTTCTGATGACATACACCATTGCTAATGTATTTGATGATATACTAGATGATTTTGTCACTAGTAGAGTATATAGAAAAATAAATATCAAAAATATACTGAAATTATACAGTAGCACAGAAGTATTACAATATTACAATTCCAGTAATTATAAGATGATTCAGCAAAGTTGCGAGGATCTGCTTAGTGATGATGAATACATGCTATCAGCTTATAATTTATTTAATACTAATGATAAAAGAAACTATATAAAAATCATCATTGATATAATTAATAATGTAAACTCTGCAACTAAAGAGATACAAACTGAAAAATATAAAAGCATAAGGTACTTAAAAAACTGCACATATTCTGGTAACACATTCACTTCACTACAACCAGTAGATTTAATTGATGCAAAATTATCTATGTTTTTTGATACCAACACTAACACATTGTTTATAGTATCTGGAGCAAGTTTGTCCTGTGATAAAAATGGATCTCTTACTGGTATAGATGACATCCATTATAAAAAGACAAAAGTGCCATATATCATCTTGAATGATATCCAAGAAAATAATTATGCTTCTATTTTGGATAGTGCTATTAAATCAGAAGACAATAAATTCAAAATAAATAAATACACAATTATTGTAAAAATTGTTTACTAAATATTCGTGTAAAGTTCAAATTAATATATGTCTATACTATATGATTGTAATCAATTTTTGATTGGTTCTATGCTAGTGTGTGAGAATTTGGGACAAGACGTGGACTTGGAACTAATACGAAAATTATTTGTCAAACAGATAAATCAATATGCTATTAGATTTTCACAATATGGCAGTCCAATACTATGTTTTGATAATCAAGTGTATTGGAGAAAACAAAAATTCCCACACTATAAACACAACAGAAAAAATGATCGAAAAAAATCTAAAACTGATTGGAGTAAAATTTTTACCGATATAAACTCCATCAAGGACAAACTAATAGATGGTGTGTATCCTGTATTAGATGTTCATGGGGCAGAAGCGGATGACTTGATAGCCTGTATAGCCAAACATGAGAATAGTATAAATCAGAATACTATGATCATATCAGGGGATAAAGACTTCATTCAGTTATTGATCTATGATAATGTGTCAATATACAATCACCAGAAAAAAATTTTATTAGTGGGAGAAACTGGTTATGAACGCCGTATGCTATAAAAAAGAAGAGTTGACTGCACTATTATTAGAGCATATCATTAGAGGTGATCGTAGCGATGGTATCCCGAATATACACTCCGATGATAATTGTTTTGTCATTAATAAAAGACAAACGCCTATCACTAGCAAGACTATGACCAAAGTGTTCGACAACCCAGCAGAATATTGTGATAGTAATGGTATTGCTGATAACTATAAAAGAAATCAGGTATTAATCGATTTTCAACATATTCCTGACGAATTGTATGAACGCATAATCGATGCATATAAATATAGAAAACAATATAATCTACTAAAGAGATAACCAAAATAAACAATGAAAATAAACAATCCTAATGTAAATAGTATGTTGTTCCCTGAAATATTCTTGAGTATTTCTAACATGGTGGGGAATACTAACAAAGCTAATCTAATAAAAGAATATAGAAGTAGTGTTCATGGTAATGCACTAACCACCTTGATTTTCTTGATCTACAATAGTAAATTAGAATATAGATTACCCGAAGGCGAACCACCTTATAAGATCAATGATGTACCAATTGGCACCACACATACTATATTAACTGTCGAGCATAAACATCTATACAGATTTGTCAAAGGTGGACATGACGCATTACCACAACGAAAAGTTGAAGATCTCTATATTCAATTGTTAGAATCTCTACATCCTTCTGAAGCTGATCTATTGATTCGTATTTTTAATCGTAGTTTTGAAACTATTTGGAAGGGTGCAAGAAAATACAATATTCCCTTTGATGCTATTAAATTAGCTTATCCAGAGATTTTATGGAGTGAAAGAAAATCTGATATTGTTGTCCCAAAAATAAAAACTTCTCGCTAATTTTCAAATATTGTGTTATAATAATAATATGAAAATATTAAATTGCACAAAGAAAGACGTTAAGATTTTTGACAAAACATGTCTTACCAAAGATTATGATGATTGGATGGTCGATCAAGATAAAATTCCGATGTTCAAATTATATCCAACATCGGAAGAAGATTATTCGGTATTGCATATTCCTGATACCGAATCTATACACCCGATTATTAAATTATTTAAGGCTGCTTCACCAAATATTCCATCAGACGGGTATGACTATTACATAGTAAATTACAATCAATTAATTTACTATGTAGCCAATAATATCCATGTTGGTAAACTGGTGCTGCCGCATGACTATGTACTTGGTGATTATTTTGAAATCTCTGGGTACACTTCACTAAAATTAGTAACATATGATTAACACGCTAAACAGAATCACAGAACACAATAAAGAACTTGGAATTGTAGATGTCACTGTATCTGCGGATTCTATCAATGAATTAGGAAATAGAATTACTACATTTATACTACATAGATTTCCTAAAGGTGCCTGTCAAGCCGAATTAAATAAGCACAGAACCATTGCTAATAATAGTTTTAGTTCTCGCGCTGTTAATAAAAGCAAATATATCGAAAATATAAAAAATGATCCATACATACCAATATGGACATACAACAAACCAGGAATGATTGGTGATGTAGTGGAAGATGTCAAATATATCAAACATCTCACCAATCAATATTTGAAAAAGATGGAGTATGATGTTGCGTATGTGCATAACAATTATGATGATATACATAAACAAGATACTAATACACAATTAGATCATTATGCTCGAATCCCTATTATTGTTACTTCTACAAATTGGGAATACTTTTTTAATTTGCGTACTGCTGATGGGGTAAAACCAGAATTTAGACGTATTGCTATGATTGCACAAGAATTGTATAACAACAATACTCCAACAGAAACTAATTGGCACATTCCGTGGATAAAACCAGATGAACAGCATTTATCGGTAGAAGATAAGTGTATTATGTGTGCTGCAAGAAGTGCGTGGTTATCATATGCTAATCATTTGGGTGAACAATCATTAGAACGTGCCCAAAAATTAGTATCAAGATTGATAGCTGATAAGCACTATTCCACGCTAGATCATGCTGCTATTAGCGAACCTAATAGAGTTGGTGGTATATATACTGGGTGGACAGAACACCGACAATTAATCCTAACTTAATTATGCAAGAAAAAACTGATAATCTTACTCTTGAACAGTTGTTTGCCTGTACTAAATTTAAAGCATTAGTTGAGAAAATGTCTCTAGATCAATCTAAAATGATGTTGTTGGAAATGCATCGACAAATGATGATTCAGAGTAATCATTATCAGCAAATATTGAAGCATCATTGGTTCTCTGATCTTAAATAATTTTATCATAATAAACTAAAAATGCCGACTTATATTTTTAAAGACACCCGAACTAATGTCAAATTCGAGAAATATTTGGGAATGTCTGAACTAGACGATTTTAAACTACAAAACAAACACTTACAGCAGGTACCCACTGGGTTAAATGTTGTAGGCGGAGTTGGTGATATTAAAATTGATGATGGTTTTAAATCTATTCTCAACAATATTCGCGAAAATAATCCTGGTTCCACTATGAGAAAATATTAAAATGACCATAGAATTGAATTTTTGGGAAAACAAAGAATATAATCGAGTAGTGGTAGATGGTGTGCGACATTACGACATCGAAGGAAACTACTATCCATCTGTCACTAGTGTAACATCAGCTTATGGTAAGGCTGGGATTGATAAATGGAGAAAAAAAGTTGGTGAAGAGGAAGCCAATAGGATCTGCAATACTGCGTCCGCTAATGGCACGTATATACACCATTTAGCAGAGCAATATATCTTGGGTAATACTATAGATCATAGTAGATCTACATATTTACAAAAAATGATATTTGGTAATCTCAAAACCAATATCAATAAAATATCTGAGGTAAATTTATTAGAGAATACTTTGTTCTCCCATAAGCTTAAATTAGCTGGTACAGTCGATTGTGTTGGTGTCTATGATGGTAAATTGTCTATCATAGATTTCAAGACAGCAAAGGCAGAAAAGAAAGAGTCTTGGGTAGAATCATATATAGTACAGACAACTATATATTCGATGATGGTCTACGAAATGTATGGAATAAAGATCAGACAGATTGTGTTGCTGTTCGCTTGTAGTGATCTAACAACACCGATTATTGTAAAAACTATAGATAAAGACTTATTAGAATTAGTAAAAAAATACATAGAATTTTATCGCAATGCTAAATAAAAAGCAACAATCATTTTTAGACGAACACTTATTAACCTCGGAAAAGTTCAATGATCTGATTGAACAACACCGAATAAACTTCGATACTTATCTAGACACTATATCAGATTATGTCCAAAACAATAATATGGAGATAGCCGTAGTGAAAAAGTTATTAAATCCCCAAATCTTATCAAAATTAAGAGCAGAATGTGAATTTGTGAATTTGATCAGTAAACAATCAAACACCAATCCTTTATTTTAGTATGAGTAGTTTAGGTTATAATGCATATACTACATATGTAGCAGTAAAAATGCACTTTACCAGTAAAAAGTACAATTATTTCAGACACAAGGGTAGTAAAATTTCTGAAGGTGCGTTAAGAAAAAATAATGATCGATACTGGTTTATGAAACTACAGGATAAATATTCGGAAGATGATTTGTTATCTTTTTTCCTAGCACAATACACTGCTAACCATATGCATAATTATTGGGTTGGTGATTCTTTTGGTGATAAATGTCAAGAATTGTACCATGATTATCAGAAAAGAATGGGTCAATTCACGCGATTTGTAAATCAAGATATTGCTGATCTATACAATACATATAATCACGATGAAATATATAAGGTATCTTCTGGATATCCAAAGATCATAACATCATATTTGGCTGGTAAAATCTCACTAGAAACGCTGATTGTATTGGACGAATTAAATGGCTGGGTGGGAGAATCTGAGGCATTAGTTGGTTTGGTGGGGGAACCATTGTTAAATAAGATAGAAAAATACCGACCATTCCTTAATTACAATATAGTACCAATTCGGAAAAAATATAATCAAATATTCACTTGAAAGTATTGACTTATACATAATTACATGGTATTCTAATTAAGAACATTAAATACAGAGTAAATGATCTTTACGTTTTGGCTGGTGTCTGGGGTGTTTTTAAATCTAGTTATGATCAACAGCATAACAGAAGAAGAAGATTTTGATACATTGGTAATTTTGTTATCGTTTGTTGCAAATTTTCTTTTTTCCCCTATTTTGATTGTAGCCAACTCTGCAAAAATGCTCAATGTCTTGCTTGAGGAAAACGAAATAAATTGACCTTTTCTGTATACAATGGTATAATATTATAAGGTAAGAAAACAAAAACATCTACACGATGTAAAGTGTGTAATTAAACAACAACAAAACGCATGATAGATCTTAAAGCTTTCAAACAACGACAACGTGCTACATCTTTGACAGAAATTACTGAATCCTATCAATACAAAGGATCAAACTACGTCGATTCCCGTTACTGGAAACTACCAACTCCTGACAAAAAAGATGGTGCGTATAGTGGAGCAATCATTCGGTTTTTGCCTTCACACAACCCCGAAAAACCTTTTATTACAACCTATTCCTACAGTTTTAATGGAATCAATGGACAGTACATCGAAGAGTCGTTAGAAACGCTTGGGAAGCCAGATCCAGTTCAACAATACAACTCTAAACTTTGGAGTACTGGTGATGAGGACAAAAGAGCAGATACTAAAAAACGCAGCCGAAAACTGCATTATATTGGTAATATTTTAGTAGTTAAAGATCCTACTCGTCCTGATAATGAGGGTAAAGTATTTTTGTTTAAGTTTGGTGTTAAAATTTACGAAAAGCTGTTGGCAGCTATGCAAGGTGATGAAATGGCGATGGAAGCACCAATCGACATTTTTGATCTAGACGAGGGTGCTAATTTTTCCCTCAACATGACGTATAGTGGTAAAACTGGATTTTTTGTGTACGATAAATCCAAATTCTTGCGTTGCTCCAGTATTGGTGACGAAGATTATCAAGAAATAGTAGTTGGTACTATTTATGATTTGGATGCTTGTGAACCAGTCAAATACAAGACATTTGAGTCATTGAAAGAGCGATTTGATGCAGTCATGACTAAAGGTACTGTCGCCGCTGATGAATCCCAACCAGACGATGAACTAGAACTACCACAAGAACCCGCAATTCCCGTTGAGAAAAAAGCAGCTAAAGTTAAAGTCAGCCTACCAAAACCTCCTACTATGGATGATGAATTTGCTGAGTTTGATTCTTTAGTGGATGATGATATTCCTTTCTAAAATCTTATATTTCTTCAAATTTATTACCACCAGCATTTAGTATGTTGGTCTGGTATTTTATCAACTTAATAAAATCATCTTCAAATCTTGCTACAACCAATGGGTTCAACAGCAAGATTTTTCTTTTGTTTTCATTTTTTTCGATTATGTCTTCTCTCGCTGTCACTGGTACTCTTGCACTATTACCACTAATGGTTATATTATCTATTTTTTTACTAAAATATTGACCTACTATCAAACCATATGGCACCACTATATATCCATTACTATTCTTCAATTCTATTGTTCTATAAAATAATATATCATTTTTGTCTAGCCGATCATATACTATCTGCTCGATCTCACTATTGGATAATGCCCACTCATCGTAATGGATATTATTGACCAATAATATTAACCAATAATATTTTATATCTCCGTAATAATTGTTTGCTATCTGTTCTGGGCGTTCTCCATCTTTTATATAATACTCTTCGTACAAAGTATTATTTGTCTGGATATCTCCATTCAATTTTAATCTTCTGAACATATCTACTACATCTACAGCACCACCATCTACTGGATCGGTTATTGTTATTTTTGGGTATGATTTAAAATATGATGACATTCTAGTATCCTTCCACTTCCACTTCTTTTGCTGTAATTATTTCCGTCTCGTAAAAAGACAACGTTAATTCCATTGCCACTGGACTTACTTCTCCATCCTCATTTATATGCGTACTCCATACACTATCTGGTGTGTAGTTGGTACTAACACTCACCAACACCAATGGCTTTAGTTTTGGTAGATTGCTCATCTCCCCATTACTGGATTTGAATTTCAGATCGAAAATATTTGGCACAGTTAGCCATCTATCCCCTAATCCCAATAATTGATTGTTTACTGTTGGATCGGCATCAGTCAATAATCCAGAACGAGAATAATCCGGTAGCGCATTGATCCGCAAAGCTTTTATTATATTTTTTATTTGTGTCTGCTCCTTTTCATTTCTTGGTAATAGCTTGTATCTACAATTAAAGGATCTTGGTTCATTGCCCTTGAAGATCTGCTCATAATATGGGTTCAGTATTTTGCCGTTGAATCCCTGCGTAATAGCTTGTCCAGAACTGAAAAATCCTAGACTCTCTACTATACCCAATATTGTTTCTGGGATACCTGCTTTAGCCATCGTCGCCAGCGTTTCTGCTGTATTTTGTTGATTACCTCCCTGAACAAACTGCTGTGCTACCGTTGGAGCAAATCTACCGATTGTACGTGTGTCCTCAAGGTTCCATACAGGATTGTCATCAAATTGAATTTGATCTGGCATCGGTAGTTTGAATGTATTAATAATATCGCCTTGGATGAAGCGTTCTACGGCGGTGCCTCTACCACCTATATCTTCACCGAATAATTTAGGTGCATTAACCAATCCATTACTGGAAGCTAGTGTAGTGATTGGTATTACATTCTGTGTGACAAAGTATTCTGATAGACTAATATATTTGTATGTTTTGATCTCAACGAAATCCACATAATCTGAGATCAAATTCTCAGGATATTGGTAAGACTCTCCTTTTATACTTTTTTTGTTTTTTGGATTGATGTATTGTGCGAGGTTGGTGGGCATATTATATATTCTCTTCAGTGAGGATCTTGAATTCTATTTCTTTGTCTTTGCACCATTCTGAAGCAGCATTCCATTTTGCCAGATTTTTGTGGTATATTTTTAGTGCTTCTATATATGGTTTAGTGGGTTTGGTGGGTTTTTTGGGTTCAAGCGTCTCTTTTTTTGGCTTGATTTCTACCATTATTTTTTTGCAGTCTATTGTTTCTATCAAAAAGTCTGGATAGTATTTGTGTAGTTTGTTGTCTTCTTCTAGAAAATATGGGATCGCGATTCCTTCTGAATTCCAGTGTAAAATATTAGGATTTGTGTCACAGTATGTCATGAATTTATGCTCCCAACTGGATCGATAAGTGATCTGCCCTTTTCCAATATATTTCTCTGGATTTTTTGGTGTAAATGTGCCCTGATGATAATGTTTTCTGCTCATACGCTATCTTCTTGTTGATACATTAATATTTAGTTTATTGTGTTATAATAGATATACAATTATTTGATGATCATGATCCATTATAACGACAGCACTAATACATATTCTTTCGATCTACCTAACCACAATACCAACAAAAATCATAAATTAACATATAATCAATTGTTTGTAGACAATAAACTACACGTATTAAACATCATCACTGGCAATCTCTATACCACTATTATTGATATCTCTTCAATACCACTACTGAAACAATATAATTTTAATGTAGATATTGGTGGTAGATTTCGTACAGGATTAAATGACAAAACTATAAAAATACATGAAATAATATACGATATCAAAACTAATAACAACTGGGTGATTAATCATATAGATGGTGATCCCACAAACAACCAAAGAGCAAATCTAGAATTGGTTACAAATTGGTTCAATACTGCACTACGCAAAACTACTAATTCCTTACCATTAGGTGTAAAATATGCTAATAATGGTAATAGTTTTAGGACAGTAATTAAGCTACCAACTAGTAATCAAGCTACAACTTTTGGTTCACTTTCAATAGATTATCTCCAAAATATGCATTATCAGTTTGGCACCAAATCCAAATTAGTATCTCCGCAAAGATATTTGGAATCCACACCAAATTGGTTGCCTGATAACAGCATAATCTTCACACCAGAACACCAGCAAAAATTAGATATGCTGGTGAAAAAGCATCTGGAGAACCAAGCAAAGTGGGACAAACCAGAATCAATATACTAATGTCTCTCCAGATGCCTCTAGAATGCCCTACAACAGACGATAACTACGAAAACATATACAACTATCAAATTTAATAAATCATCAGTTACAGAGCATTCTTGCACTATTTTAAATACCACGCGACTAATGGTAATAAAATTGCAGTTCGTATCTCATCAGGATCAATTTGCCATAATGGTGATAACAAATGATTTGGGTGTTTCAAATAAGTGTGAAATAATTCATCTCTGTAATTCGGTTGATTGCCATTTTCGATATCAGCAACGATATCGAATGCTTCGGAATTGCTGTTGCACCAATGGAAGTTTATACCAAGGAAATGAACTTCGCTGTTGTCTAGACAATATATTAATGGACTTCTATCAAACTTAGGTAAAGTATCGTAGCCTTTTGCCCAATAGCGAAACGAGTAAAAACTACCAATTTCTGGTTCACGCCCTGAATTGCGTCTAGTATCCTCTATATAGCCTCTTGTGCTGTTTATGGCAGAGTATCTATTTAATACTTTTCGATAGCTGTGGATGTCATTTGGGGGGCGATACAGCTTAATATAATCAAATACATTACTGGGGATACCTACTGCTGCTACTGCATCCCGATCTATAGCTTCCCGTTCTTCTCGTTTCTTTTGTTCTTGTTTTTTCTCACGATTATAAAATCTTTTAAGATTATCCACTTCGATCCCTTTTTGTTTTTGGGATAAATCTGGACGCACAGTTGGAGTAGTATCAGTTTTTCTGATATATTTCTCACCATCTTTGTCTACTTGTTTTCGTTCTTCTGCTCTTTTTTCATCACGTAGGGCATTAATAATATCTTCAGCAGCCTTTTTCTTTTCAGCAGTGGTTGCGTTGTCTTTCCAGTTTTTAAATTCGTCTGCTGGTAGAGATTTTATATACTCATCATATTCTCTAGCTAGATCCACAAATGATCTTCTTGGTGTTCCATTAGCATTAGCTTCTACTAATTCGTCTACTTGTAGTTTTGCCAATACTCTTGCTCTGTTTTCGGCTGTGTATTTGTTACTAGGCATTATATTTAATATACTATATACACCAATATTTAGATACTGGTGGAAACTGGAATAATTCTAAATACAATAGTAATGTATTATATATTTTAATGGCAGCACCTACGCTCAGAGAATTTGAAAGATTGATATCAAAATATGGTATATCATCATCTAACTTATATGATATTAGTTTTGGTGCCAAGATATCCAGCAATAGTAGTGATTCTAAATTATTACAATCACTGAAACGACAATATTCTAATGATATTGGAACTAATTATAATGCAGCAGAACAATTAAGATTTTATACAGATGATGTGAATCTTCCTGGTTTGCAATTAGTGACTGGTAGTTATAAAATTAATAATTCTCCAGCATATTCTTATGCAGTAGATGCGATATATCCAGAAATGAGTATAACATTCATACTGGATGCATATATGAATCAAAAGAAATTATTTGAAAAATGGATCGATTTTATTAAACCTATGTCGGTAGATTCTAAAGGTTTGATGATGAGAATGCGTTATCGAGATGAGTATGTTACAAATATTACAATTGATAAGTACGAAAGATATGGGAATGCCTATAAGCCAAATGATATAAAACTACCAATAAAAATAAATAAGGGTAGTGAAACAGCAACATCCAACAATTCATTACTGAAATATTCAGTGAGATTGCATAATGCTTATCCCACTAGTATTAGTAGTGTGCAACTTAATAGTGGTAGTAGTCAACTAAATCGAGTGACTGTGGGTTTTAAGTATGAGTATTTAATCCAATCTAGTAATAATAATATAGGTGTTGCGGCAACCCTAGAAAATGTGGTTTAAGATAAATATATATTTAATAAAATTTAAGGTTTATGAGAGAATTAGTAGAAAGTGTGAAATCGTTGTATGAGATTAAATTAGGATTGAATGACATCAAAAATGATATTCCGATAGAACAGGTGAAACACGAAAAGAAAAAAGCCTATGAGGTAGATGGTGGTGATGGTAAAAAATATCATGATGGTGGTGATGAAGATATAGAATATAGTACTTCACACGGAAAATATACAGGAACCAGAACTGCTGGTGGGAATCATACAGTCACTTACACACCAAGCGAAGAGAATAGTCCACATGATTGGGGTTCTGGTATTCGGGGTGGGGAACCAAGTATGATGTATAATACTAACGATAGATTAAGAAATACTCAGCACTTGAGACACATGAATGCATTGCATAATCATTATGTAAAAAATCATGTGCTGCCAAATGACACACTAAGTATAGCAAAAAATAATGATGATAGTAAATTTGAAACTTCCACAAAAGTAAATAGAAGAGAGAAACTTTATGGATTGCTGAAAAAACACAAAGATTTTCATGCACCAGATGAATCAGAAAAAGATAATGACGATCAATTGAGAACTACATACATTAGACACCCATCATCAGGAAAGCCAGTGGGTACATCAGATTCTAATGAATATGCTATAAATAGAAAAGGCAATATAAAAGCATCGCAATTAGTGAACAAAGATACCGTAGACAGCCAAAAAGAATATAAGCCTAGCCTGACTAATAGAGTGAAACGATTAATGAATACTAAAATATTTTAGACCATTTTGCTAAGTATAAATATACATACAAATTAAATATTTATGCATGAAATTACCATCAATTGCTTATCCTACATACGAAATAACTGGTGCTATAACCAAAACCAAGATCCAGTATCGACCATTTCTCACTGGTGAAGAAAAGATATTATATCTAGCGATGAGAAGTGAAGATAATGAACAAATTAAAAATGCGGTACTGAAAGTATTGAATGCTTGTATTATCACACCAGGAATCAAAGCAGAGACATTGCCAGTATTTGATCTCGAAAAACTCTTTTTGTCTGTTCGAGCAAAAGCAATTGGTGAAGTAATCGATCTGAAGATTCCTTGTGATGTAGAGAAACCTGAAGATGAGATTATGTATGTTGATGTGAAACTACTTATAGATGATGTAGAAGTGAAAATCCCAGATGGACATACTAATGTTATCAAAGTAACTGACAACGTGACGATAATTATGAATTATCCAGGTTTGCAAGATTTCTTAGAAGCCAATTTCATCGACACCACCACCGAAAAAAATATGTTTGATATTACTAAATCTTGTATAGGACAGTTGATAGTAGAAGATCAAGTATATAATTTTGCTGATGTTAGTGATGTAGAAAAAGAAGAGTTTATTAATACACTACCAACAAAGATATTTGAGAAAATTTCTAATTTCTTTAGTAATCTACCAACATTATACTTTGACGTGGTAGTACAACATCCGGTTACTGGGAAAGAAACTACACGTAGATTAGAAGGCATAACCGATTTTTTTTCATAGCACTCGGTTATACTAGTTTGGAGAATATCTATTCTAAATATTTTGAATTCATACATATACATCACTGGGATATGACATTTGTAGAAAACTGTATCCCTTGGGAATTGGATGTATATGTACAAAAATTAAATCAATATACTGAGGAAAAAAATCAAGCACAAGCGCAACCAAGTTAGACAAATATGGGTTCTGTTACGATTCCATTCATACTAGCGAGTGCTGTAAATCTATTAGCATCGCTACTATAATTGAATCCAGCAGAACTACTAATTTGTTTATCAGCTATATTAACTTTATTACCAGAAGACAACAGATTTCTATTGACATCTGTTTTTTTGGTTTTTGTTTTTTGTTTAATTTTTTGTACAGTTGGTAATGGTGTTACTGCTGGTACTGGATTAGCACTATTTTTATTGGTTGGTAATGGTGTTACTGCGGGTACTGGATTAGCATTATTAGTTGTTACTGGTGGTGTTGTGGTATTTGCGCTTGTGTCATTATTTTTAGGTGTTATACCCAACATTTGTGTCAAACTACTAATTGCTTTATTGATCATACCAAAATCTGGCATCATAGATGTAGAATTGGCAGTTTGATTTTGGGTTTGTTGTCCGGTTTCTGTTGGATTAGTGCTTGCTATATTGCTATCAATTGTATTTGTAAAAGATAAATTTTTGATTTTTTTTGGTATAACAGTAGATCTAAATTTATCTAAATCTACTTGGTTAGAAAATACTAAACATCCAGCCGATCCTGGTGATCTGGTTCGGTTGGCATCTAAATGTATCCCTACCGCTTGTCGTTTACTACTAAATTTTGGATTTAATGGCATGAATGTACTACCTACTGTCTCTTGTGGATTACCCGCGACGGTATTGCCAATATTATAATCCCCATATTCCATTGGCATCAACGAACCAGATTCACTTTGTCCACCAGCCACAAATGTTTGTTTGCTAGATACACCAGAATTAGCTATTAATTTTAATAATGAGTTTCCTTCGGTATCTAACACATTTACGTTTAACTTTTCCAAACCTCTTTCATCTTTCATACCAGAGCGATTCACCATTACCTTACCACCATCAGCCATTTTCTGTACATTAGATGGTAGTTCATAACCACCTTTGATCGCTTCATTTATTCTTCTTTTCGTCAATCCTTTGTCTTGTTTTGTTGCTGGTGTTTCAAATGGTATTACAAAATTATCACTATTTGTCTTGTGTTTAGCTACATATTCTTTACCATGCCCAATAAAACTAGTATTTTTACCATCTAATGATACTGGATACCCATCATTACTACCATCAATCCAGCCACTACTTTTTCCATTTATCACACCACCTATGCTCATTTGTGGTACTGCCTTTTTATCAGACAAGATAGACAAAATATCTGATAAAATATCTTTGGTGTCGGTATCATCCTTTGTAGCAGCAGTATCATCTTTACTGGTTTTCGTCACCCCACTATCTTCTTTTTCTTCATTTATCTCATTAATTGGTACATCGAAAGATTTGCCAATGTTGGTGAGCATGGGCATCAATACATTTTCATCCTTGATCGAAGATCTTAGTGCTGATAATATACCTTTACCAATTACCTCAAATGGTAGTTTTAATAGTTGTTCAAAATCTGGTGTAATTTTTTTGATATCATTATTAAATTTCTCATTATTAGTATTACCTGTCAGTAATGTTGACAACGGCTTGATATTATTAACTTTATTGTTGCTGACTACACCACCTTTAGCAAGTTTTGGTAGTGCTGATACCGTTGGTACTTTTTTTGGTTCGGCTGCTGCTGGTTTATCTTCTACCTTTACTTTTGGCAACTGATCCGGTTTTATTATTGGCGTTGCGGATTCTGGTGCTGGTGTTATATCTTTTTTTTCTTCTGTCTTTTCTGGTGCTAATGATTTCACACCATCTTTGATCTCTGATTCTGCTTCTTTAGTAGCAACTTCTGCGGATTTTGTTAATATTCCCTCTACACCTTTTAGTAGATTATTAAAGCCATCCCCAATAACTTTAGGAGTTTCTTTGATCACATTAGTCATAGTTTCAACTGGGTTTAATAATGCATTGGCAAATTTTCCAGCATTATTAAAAAATTCAGAAAAAGATTTACCTAATTTTTTTGCATTAGATAGTGTTCCGATAATCCCCCATATCGTACCATCTACCAAATCCATCAGAAATTTACAAACTGCATATGCACCTTTCAATACTTTTGCTAATTTTTTGGTGTTTTCTGGTTTTCCAATCCATTCTGCTACCTTATACGCAATCACCAATGCAGCCATCTTTGCAAACCAACCCAGTAGATCAGATAAGAATCCTTGTGATTTTTTCAGATCTTTTTGGTGTTGTGCATATTTTCTTCTTTCTTGTTCCTTGTATTTCTCTTTTTCTTTGACTTCCTTACTATTATTTTTTGCAGTCATATATTTTTCGTCTGCTTGCATTAATTTATTAGTCTTTTTCTCGATATCCAATATTTGATCTAGCTTTAATCCTATGTCTTTCATGTCAAAATCTGGACTAGCTTGTACTTTATTCTTAGCCATAATATTATATTTTATATATACATCAATATTTAGTTTTGTGGTATAATATAGAAGGAATTCTAAATATACTAGTAATAGATAATTATTAGTATGGCAGTTTCTATCAGTGATATAAATAAAAAATTTGATAATATTATTAATATTAAAGGTCGAACACTGTCTGCTTTGTCTAGACATGATCGATATATGCGATATAAACGATCACAAGAAGAATATCAAAACAAATATGCTATAAACCAACGCAACAGAAAATCTCCATCATTTGGTGCGGATTTAATTGGTACCGCTATTAAGATGGGATTGATGTTCGGGTTATTAAAAGTTTCGCAATTTGTAGCAGATCCAAAGAATAAAAAAGTAGTAACATCTTTATTACAACTGGGCAAAGGATTATTCGATATTGCCACTAAAGTAGCTGGATTTGGTGCAGATAAACTATTAGATGGAGTGTCACAAACTGCTGGTAATAAATCTATATTAGGTAAATTAAAAGGGATACTAATTGCAACAGTGGGTTTTGTATCATTACGTTGGTTAGTAAACCCATTAAAGATAATTACTGATATAAAAGGTTTACCCAAAACATTAGGTAAACTATACAAAGGCATAAAGCTATTAAATGGTAGTTTATCAGATTTAGCAAAATGGACTAAATTTGGAGTAACCAGTATATTCAAGGGAATAGATAAATTTTTTAGTAGATTGGTATTGAAAGTGTTTGGCAAAGGCATCTGGAGTTTTTTAAGAAAAGCCGTAGACGGACTTTATCGAGGGATAGGTAGTGTGGCATCAAAACTTGGTGGTGGTATAGCAAAAGGAATAGGTAAAATGATTCCATCACCAGCAATTAGAGCATTTGGTAAAGCAATATCCAAAGTGCCTATTGTGGGTGCTTTGATGGGATTCGGAATAAATTTATTATTGGGTGATCCGATCCAGAAAGCATCAGTAAAATTGGTGACGGGTGGTATTGGTGCCTGGGTAGGTGGTGCTGTAGGTGCTATATTCCCACCAGCGATACCTGTAACAGCCGTTATCGGGGGTGTAATTGGGGATTGGATAGGAGATACCATTTATGATAAATTCGTGCCTCCGCTAGCACTTGGGGGCGTAGTAGAGCATATATCTACAGAAGGAACCCATGTGATCGTAGCTGAGAAAGAAGATGAAGTGGTGATACCACTATCGATGCTGACATTTACTAGTGAACTGGGTGCTAAATTATTTGAACCGATGTTGATGATGGGTTCTAGTATAGTAGGTTCGATACAATCAGTCATAAATAGTAAAGATAGTGTTTTTGCTAATATCAAATCTGATGTATCACCAAAACTGTTACCATTGGTAAAAACCTTTGGTAGCAGAACTATAATCAGTAAAACGATCAAACGGGGATATACCGGATCTCCTAGTAAAAACGCATCATTGACTAATGTGAAGAATAGTGATAAACTATTAAGAACTAATAACAACATTTCCAATATAGGGAATACCACTAATACCAGTGTTCTACAATTATTACAATCTATTAAAGATGTATTATTGGAAGACACGATAAAAGCAGGAAAAACCAATATGTTTACAACAACAAATATCCCACCAGCAATTGTAGGAGAAGTACAACAAAGCACAACAGCAGACAAACCAGGAACATTTATCGCAAGAGGACGAGCAACATATTATGATCCTAATGATCCTAATGACACAACAGCAGGTGGGCACAAGCTATCAACCGGAGAAAGATATGATTCTAATACTTTCACTGGTGCTGTATTTCCAAATGTTATCCTAAAACTACCAGAAAGATACACAGCAAAAACTAACGAAAGACCAGCATATTTTAAAGGCAAGACAATTAAAAAACCATTTATGCTAAAAATGGTGGACGAAAAGAGTGGAAAACAAGCATATATCAGAATTAATGATGTTGGTATCGGTGTAATGGGTGATACCACGCGATTAGTAGATATGAGTGCTGCCACAAAACGGTACTTTGGTGGAGATAGTAAAAATATTAGAGTGTATCTCGCACCAGATGATGCGATACCAGGAGCATTACCCAATTTACCAGGATTCGCTGAAGGTGGTGAATATAAATTTAATTCCGCACCACATAAGCGTTGGTTAGGCAAACGACGTGGACGCAAACATGCTGGCGAAGATTTTGATATGAATGCGGCTGGTACTTTCCAATCCTTTATTGGTGGGCGTGTAATGTATCGTGGATTTCAGCCAGGACGATTCATGTATGGTCATTATATTGATATTCATAATGATAAACTGAAGGTAACAGAACGAATTGCCGAAGCAGCTAATATCTCTGTTAATGTTGGCGATGTAGTACAACCAGGACAGTATGTATCATCTGGTACTAGTACTGGCATGATCCATTATGAGATTCGCAAACAAGATAAATATTATACTAAATTTGGAGAAGCTGGCACAAGTGATCCTATTAAATTTTTAGCATCAATTGGTGCTGGTAATATATCTGGTAATATTATCAAAAATGCTGCGTTAGCGTCTTTGATGGATGGTTCTACAGCACCTTCTGTGGCTGATAGTGATGGTGCTACTCCTAGTGATCCTAATAATGCGAATATGCAACCGATTATCGCTAGTGCTGCACAACCAGATTTTAATATTATTAATAAAGCATTGGTTGATCTTACCCAAATGCTAGGTGTATCCAAAGAAAAAATCAAACCTAATATTAGCAGCAGCAATATCATGCCTAGTATCGATATGAATCCAGACACCAGCACTAACACAAATATGATCAAAATAGGCGATACAACTAACATCACTAACACAATTCAGTCCATCCTACCTAATCACAGCGTTGTGTCTTTCACCAGATTAAGAATGGTGTGATTCTAAATATTGTTGTAAGCTTAATATACAACAACAATAATGTCAGTAGAATTTGTAGGTGATTATTCGTTAAAGAGTGTCGTACTTCGTAAAAATAAACAAGATACCGACATTAAAGATTTAGTAACTGAGATCAATATATATTCTTCCGTTAATTCAGTTGCTATATCTGCTGATATGGTGATCTCTGATAATAAAGATCTTCTTTCTTCACTACCAATCGTAGGTGGTGAGGAAATTTTTATTGAAATTGGTACTAATGACACTAAATATACAATACCATTTGTATTATATAAGATCGATGCTAAAGTCCAACAAGAAAAGTCTCAAGTATATATCATGCGACTATGTACTGCTGATACTCTGAAAAATGAGACATCTCGGTATTCGGTTAGACACAACAATCAATATTCGGAGAATATAGTAAAAGATCTGCTGGTTAATAGATTAAAAACTGATAAACCAATTGAAGTTGATAAAACCATTTACCCATTCAACTTTGTTAATCCAAACTGGCGTATATTTGATACATGCCAGTGGCTTGCTAGAAAGTCAGCACCGAGACAAAACGTAGAAAGTGCTGGATTTTTGTTTTATGAGACATTGAGAGGCTATCATTTCAAGAGTATTGATAATTTATTTTCGCGCCGTAGTGAGAATGAGAACAAACCATTCACATACGTTGCAGCAAAAACTAATACTAAATCAGATAAGAATTATAGGATCTTTAAATATGTCTCTGGTGAGAAATATTTTGATGTGCTGGAAGAAATTAGAATAGGTTCTTTAGCACATTACACACAGAAAATTGATCTTACGCAAAGAAAGATGTCTTTGAATAAATCCAGCATCAGTAGTGTATGGAATAATATGTCACATCTAGGTGGTGGTAGTATTCCAATTGATATTAGCAATGATTTGATTAACAGACCATCAAGAATCATTTACTCACCAATAATTAATAATTTATTTGGTGATAGTACTGTATATGATGAAGATGCTGATAAAATTAATAAACTAGTTGATCGGTCTTCGTATCGATATAATTCTATGGATTATTATACGATTGATTGTGAAATCGCTGGCAATTTAGCTGTGGAAGTTGGTAAAATATATACTTTATTATTCCCTTCACAAAATTCTGATAGTAGCAATGATCGAAACCGAATTAAAAATGACAACTTATCTGGAAATTGGATGGCACACTCGTTGAAAACTACTATCAATAGAACTAATGCTACTACGATTGTGCGATTCTGTCGCGATTCTAATGGCGTATCTACAAAAAATACTATAATATCTGCTGAGATCGAAACGCCGCTATTTAACATTGGATAAATGTGTTATAATGGATCATAATTTACAAATATTGTATGATCCATTATAACGACAGCACTAATACATATTCCTTCTATCTTCCTAACCACAATGTTAGTAAACCTCATGCTAGAAAATTAACATACAATCAATTATTTGTAGATAATAAACTACACGTACTAAACATCATCACTGGTGATTTCTACACCATCACTACTGAACTCTCTGACATACCACTACTAAAACAATATAATTTTGGTGTAGATAATGATGGTAGATTTAAAACAACAACAAATGGAAAAACTACATACATACACGAACTAATATATGGTATCAAAACTAATACAAATTGGGTAATCAATCATATAGATGGCGATCCTAGTAACAACCAAAGATCAAATCTAGAATTAGTAACAAATTGGTTCAATTCTGCATTACGCAAAACTACTAATTCTTTGCCATTAGGTATACAACATCATGGTACTAGTTTTAGAACACAAATTAGATTACCAACTAGTAATCAAGCTATAACTTTTGGTTCGCTTTCAATAGATTATCTTCAAAATCTGCATTATCAATTCGGTACTAAATCCAAATTAGTATCTCCAGCAAGATATCTACAATCTATGCCAAATTGGTTGCCAGATAACAGCATAATCTTTACACCAAAGCATCAAGAAAAGCTAGATATGCTGATAACAGAGCATATAGAGAATCAAGGAAAATGGGATAAACCAGGATCAATATACTAAATAATGGTAGTAAAGATGCTACTGCTACTGATGATCAATCCTAATTTTTCCACCACCAACAACCTAAACGAAAATAACTATTATTTTGGAGTAATTGAATCTGTAAATGATCCGTTGGGTTTGCATCGGGTAAAGTGTAGAATCATTGGTGTCCACAACGACAATAGAAAGTTATTAACTACTAATGATTTGCCTTGGTCATTGGTGGCCAACCCAACTGATGGCACTGGTAAGCATACTTTGAAACCAGGGAATTTTGTAGTGTGCGTATTTGTCGATCAGGATCTACAACAGCCTGTAGTTCTTTATACTCTATTCAGCAAGATAAAAACCAACAATATTAAATTTAATAGTATCGACGATGTTAGATCTCCTGGTACAGTATTCTTAACCAACAACACCAGCAAAATTCCAGACCAAATCATATATGATGGTAAATTAGCAAATGAGATAGTGGCAAAATCCCAATTAATTGCTGATATTGGTAATCCATATGGGCGGAATACCAACACACCGACAGCAAATGGTAAATCTGGTGGAGTAGGTATATTTGAGGATATTCAGCGTGAGATTGTATCGTTAGCGAATATCTTTAAGTATGTAGAATTGTATGATACTGATGATATTACATTGTCTGAGGATATTGATGAAGGTGTTGGGTTTATACCATTATCCAGAGTAGAGAGTATACCTAGATCTGGTATTATTAAAATTGATAATGAATTTATCACATATAATGGGATAGCTGACACAGGATTGTCTGGACAAATCATGCGTGGATCTCCAGATCGCGGTGAAATAGTACCATCATTTAATGCTACACATACTAAGGGAACATCAGTACAATGGATCTATCCAATCGTTAAGAATGATAATGCACCGTTATTTTATAGTAAACTGACTGGACAAGCAATTAATTTTGGCAAAGAGATCAAAAAAAAAATGTCAGTCATTTCTGGATACATTACCTGGATTACCTCACAAATATCAGCGCAAATCACAAAATTATTAAGTGAACTAATATCCAACATCACACTAGTATTAAAATCACCAATAGCAATAACTGGTAAACTGATAGTAGATGCTTTATTGCTAATTTTGTCTCAAGTATTGTGTGCGTTTAATAAATCTACTGTTGACAGCTTAGTAGATGTGATTGAGAATTATATTACAGAGCAATTGATGGGTGTGGTGAAGATGTTTTATGCTGCTGGGGGTGCTGTAACAGATTTTATAACTAATTGTAGTAATAAAATATTTGATGCTATCTTACAATTTTCCAGCATTATACAATCGGTTGGTACCATTATCAATGCTGTGACCGCTACAAAATTTCCTACAGCATCCTCTTTCAATATATCTGATGGTGATGGTGGGTTGTCAATGGAATCTATTACATCAGCAGCACCGATTGTTGGTAATTTATTAAATTTATTAGGTTTGGGTTGTCGGACAGATGTTGGTGAGAATAAGATCACTTATACTGATAACAATGGTACTACTTGTACTACTAATGGTTACTTCCCTGATGCTATATTATGTGCGCCAAATCCAGATATAATTGGTGAATTGAACAATCTGTATCGACCGTTACCAGCATTTATTACATCTTATGATTTCGGTGGTGGATTGAAGATAGAGCAAGATAACACGCCTGGTACAGAGCGTACACTAATCCAGTCACCAGCAGGTACATATACTGAAGTTTTTAATGATGGCACCAGCAAGACTGTTATCACGAAAGATAATTATACACTCATTCTAAATGATAATTTTGTAGAAATTAAAGGTGCTGCTTATTTCAAGGTAGATGGTGATTTTGGGTTAAAAGTGTCAGGTAACATGGATATTGAAGTAGGCAAAGAATTGAGAATGAATATTGGCGGAGCATCAAAGATCACTTACGGAGGTTCGCATAATACTAATTATAATAATGATGCTATTATTAATGCCACTAATAAATTGTCGATCACTGGTGCCCAAATAGGTTTATCGGGTAGTGGATCAGTAGATATCGCTGGTGGCGTATTTACTACTGTAGTAAATGAAGCAAATATCACTTCACTTGGATCGTTATCATTGTTGTCGTTATACAGCAATCATGTTAGTACGTTATCACACAAAGAGATCCACAGCGGATCTGTTGACAAATTAGTATTAGGTACTGAGAAAACTATTAATTTGTCCACACATACAGCAGATTATATTGGTGCTAGAACAGAGAATCATAGTAGTATACTGACCACCAATGTCTCTGGTATACACAACGTAACTAATAACAGCGTATACAATGTTTCTTCAAAGTTAAAAGTAGAAAATGTATCAGAATTATTACAATTGACTACAAAACTCACTGTGAATAACAGTCAAACTACGACAAATAATGTTAGTGGTAGTTATTTTACTTATGCTGGTGGGATCAATGTTCGTTCTTCTTCTGCAAACTTTGACAGTTGATGATATGTGTGTTATACTGGATATATAATATTTGTTGCATTATGATCCACTATAACGACAGCACTAATACATATTTCTTCGATCTACCTAATCATAATGTAGACAACAGTAGAAAATTAACATACAATCAGTTATTTGTAGACAATAAACTACACGTACTAAACACCATCACTGGTGATCTTTATACCAACACTATTGATCTCTCTGCTGTATCACTACTAAAACAATATAATTTTGGTGTAGATGATAATGGTAGATTTCGTACCCAGCTAAATAGAAAAACTATATTCATATATGAACTGGTGTGTAATACCAAAACCAACAGGAATTGGGTAATTAATCATATAGATGGCGATCCTAGTAACAACCAAAGATCAAATCTAGAATTAGTAACACATTGGTTCAATACGGTATTACAAAAAACTACCAACTCTCTGCCATTGGGTATAAAACATAATGATAATAGTTTTCTAACACAAATTTGTTTACCTACTATCGACCAAAAGATAAATTTTTGCTCACTTTCAATAGATTATTTACAAAACATCCATTATCAGTTTGGTATCAAATCCAAATTAGTATCTTCAGCAAGATATTTGGAAGCTACACCAAATTGGTTGCCAGACAACAGCATAATATTTAAACCAGATCATCAAGAAAAGCTAGATATGCTGATCTCAGAGCATCTAACAAATCAAGCAAAGTGGAATAAACCTGAACCAATATATTGATTGACTTTAACATCTGTGTATGCTATAATCAATTATGAATCGAACCAAAAGATATTAAAATTATGAACTACAACTATATCAACCAAAATGAAAATAAAAACCAATGCAGTCTTAGACGTTTGCATCATCGATATTTCTAAAAGAAAATTGATAATGATTTCAGATAAAAACGATCCAATTCATATCACATGGACTTCTACTGAAAACTTCATGTATTTGTGGAATCTGTTAGAAACTATCAAGCACTGTACTAATATTAGTTATGTTTATTCTACAACAGCAGCAGACTAAATAATTAAAGTATAGTATAGTATAATAGATATGGCACAAATTATTGTAAATTTGAAATATTATAAAATTTATGTAAAAAATCCTGATGGCAAGCTAGGTCAATACAAAACAGCCAAATTTTCCGACTTTGTTGAACTAAAATCGAAATTAGAAAAAGACAAAACTAATGAAATCGAATATACAAGATAGTCTTGGTGATATAATTTTAACAGAATCTATGTTTTGGGAGGAAATACAAGAAGCAAGAGAAGTATCATGTACTATCAATGATTTTTATTTTATTGTTGAGAATATATTAGTTTATTATGAGAGTATAGTAGAGGTAGATATAGAAGACATAAACTATTGGTAATAAAAAAGGAGCGGTTATATCCACTCCTTTTTTGATAAATATATATACTAAAGAAGAGTATATATGATCAATAAAATACCAGCAGCCGGATTAGAACAAGGCAACAAAATTAATCTGGCTATTGCGAATGGAACCACGCCAAATTTAACACCACCAATTAATTTTTTAAATGATTTAGGAACTGGTATATTTTCACCGTCTCCTGGTGTCACTGCTATTGCATCTAGTGGGGTGGAGGTATTGAGATTTACCCCCAATGGTATTGAAACTGAGAATGGTATATACGGGGGTCAGAATCCTGATTTTACCGCAACTAATGTAGTATTGTATGTTAATAGAGGTGATCTTAATAGTACTGATTCTGTTTTGAATAGTGGGGGTAATCTAAACACACCATTTAAAACTATAGAAAGAGCGTTATTAGAGGTAGGTAGACGCAGTTTTGTATCTGGTATTAATAATGATACTATTAATGGTTATACTGTGATGGTTTATCCAGGTGAATATTTGGTAGACAACCGACCAGGATTAAAAACAGCAGCACAGATCCCTAATATTACTCAGTTAGAAAATGAGTTGTATAAATTTAATCCATCGTTTAGTGGTGGTATAGTTGTACCTAGAGGTACCTCTATAATCGCCATAGACCCACGTAAAACCACAATTAGACCCAAATATGTACCAGACCCAACTTTGACCATTCCTGGGGTCATGTATGATGGTGCTGCGATGATAAACAAGAACTTCGGATATATTGTAGAGCAGACATATCTCAAACTTATACAAGATTATCCTACTATAACTAATATAAATGCCACTTGTAAACGCGACATTGGGTTGGTATTAGAATCGGTGGTATTAGATTTACAAAATGGTGGTAATAGTAATAGTTATGTTGCTGGCGAAGCATATATCTCTGGTACAAACTTACAATATATTACTGGTTTAGAAATAACTGCTGCGATATCAGCATACAACCGATTAAAGGTATTAGCTATTGCTACAGTATTAAATAATTGGACTGGTTATACCGAACTAACCGTAAACAAAACAATTGATAGATATGTTCCAGTAGTGGTGGTAGATTATGCGGCTAATGGTGATTGTTCATCAGTGTCCTCAGCAATTACTACATTATTAGATATAGTAATTGGAATTATATCTAATCCCACTGGTTACAGCAGCACCTTTTACAAAATTAATGAAACTACAGCAGAAACCCCGATTTTGAAAGTGACAGGTAGTTGTTATATATCTAATATTACATTTGCTGATGCTAAAGAAACTCCATACAAACTGACTACATATAGTGGTGATGTTCCCGCATTTTCTATCGCTACTAATGCTCAATATTCACATCACAAATTAGTAGCATTTGGGTTTGTAGATCAACGCAATTCCTATGGTGAATTGACTGAGTATTATAAAAAGATTGATGCTTGGGATTTGACTATTGATGGTGGTGGTCAGCGAGAAACTGTAGTGGATGAATATACTATCGTTAGTACGTTATCTAATCCTAATAGCGTTAAAGGTGCCTCGCCTTATATATTTGGTTGTGCTGTTCGTTCTGTTTATGGTCTAAATGGTTTGTTGGTAGATGGTAAGAAAGTATCTAGCAACAGTCTCAAATCTTTTGTGTTGGCACAATTTACTACTATATCTCTCCAATTAGATCCAAATGCATATGTTACGGATTTAACAGATGTAATTGATAGTACTGCTTATAACTATATAAATTATGGATACAAGGTGATAAATGATGCCTATGCACAGATCGTAAGTTGTTTTGCTATAGGACAAGCGAGACAGTTTATCACACAAACTGGTGGAGAAGTGAGTATTAATAATAGTACTAGTAATTTTGGTGGGGTGTCTTTATATTCATCTGGCAACAGTAAAGCAGCAGTAAATCAAGATACGAATTACAATATTTTGGGAATAATCCCACCAAAATTAATTGGATTAGATTATCGAGAATTGAATATTGGTACCATCAACACTAACACTGTTACCACCACAAGCATTACTGTTAATAACCTTAATACAAATGGTGGAACATTAATATTTCCGATAGATTCTTATATCTACATTAATATTGTTGATCCTACTAACATAGCTAATATAGTAAGATTACAAGCAAAAATGCAAACTACTAATATTAACAGTTCTGCATTTTCTGTAGTCAATGGTTCTGGTACATCAGAAAACAGCATATATTTGTATCTGAATTGTTTAGGTGCTTATCGATATGAATCCACATGGTACACCACAGGTAGTTTACCTGCTGCTGAAGCCATAGAAATTGCTGCACGTAAAGCAGCTTTAGCTACAGCTAATCTGTTTATCCAAAGATTAGTAGACAATCGTACACCAGAAGAAAAAAATTATCAGGTTGTGGTAGCATCACCCACTACAAAAAGATTACCAACTAATAATTATGTAATCTCACAAGCCAGTATATTTACACCAATCAATAAATATTTTGTTACTAATATAGTAGATATTACTGCTGCTGAATTGAATAGTAGTTACAATAATCAAGGTGATATTGTAAAAGTGAAAATACTTCGCGCTAATCGTAATAGTACAATTGGTGTTGGTGGTGATTATCCAGATAATATAGATGATTTAGTACCAACACCAGCATATATAACAACCACTAATAATTTAGATCCTAGATTATTTGTTAACACTATTGTACCATCAGTGGATCAAACTGCTGTTTCTTATTTGGCAATCAGACAGTTTCTATTGGATTTTGGTTATAGTAATATTCAGGCGGATACTATTTTAACGCCCAATGCTGGTGCATCATTGCTGAGTAGCATAAACAGTTTAATTACTATAACTAATAAAACTAATAGTACTAGCACTGGTGCTGCTATTAAATTTAATTTGTTAAAACCTTCGATCATTCGTTGTAGTAATCATACTTGGGAATATGTTGGTTATAAAAACTATAGTACAGCATTACCAAGATTACAAATAAAAACTTTATCTAAAGAGATTAAGTATAAAGCGATACAATCCTCACTCAATGGTGGGGTGGTGTACGCTACTGGTATGGATGAAGTTGGTAATCTATATCAAGGTAATAATGTGATAGATTTGACTGATAATACTAGTTCTAGTATTAGATTTGATGGATTAACATCAAATAATGGCAACAACGGTAATAATTATTTCACTGATATCACGGTTTCTAATCTTAGTAGATTAAATATAGCTAACATTAATAGATTAGCTGCGACTACATTAGAGTTTTCTGCTAGTTCTGCTTTAAAAATGAATTTAGGTAATATATTATCTGATATAGTAGATAGTAATATTCCGGTTGGTTTAAAATCTACTGCTGCTAAGTATGGATTGGTTCGCAAAGCAACTCCCACAGAAATCACAAATTATACTGGTGATGGTTATGTTACTCCCGTAGATTTAGAATTTTTTGGTCTAAACATTGCCAGTCTCACTACTTTTGTTAATGATAATACAGTTAAAACTACTGGTGATCAAACTGTAGCTGGTGTAAAAACATTCAGTAGTTCCCCTAAAGTGCCTAATGGTGCTACTGGACTGGATGCAGTCAATTATGCTCAATTAATTAGTGCTACTGGTGGTGTACCAATCACTAATAGTTTTAATAGATTGTTGATTGATAATTTACAAATTGTAACTGGTACTTTAGCATTAACTGTCAATTGGAATGCTGGTGGCGTTGCTGCTGTAAATGTAACATTCACTACTGCTGCTGGTTTTGTTACTTATGCTGGCACACCAAAAGTGTTTATATCTATTGACAGATTGGTAATCTATCAGGTTGTGCCATTTAATACATATTTTGAATTTAGTGCAGATGCATTACCCCCCAATTATGCACCAAATGATGGAATTATTTCTTGGATGGCTATAGGATACATCTAAGTTTTCATAAATAATAATATACATAAAAAATATATAAATGGCTACTAATTTTAGATTTAAAATTCGCAGATCTACATCTTATGCTGGTACGGTATCAGCAATTCCCGCAGCAGTTGGTGAACTAGTTCACATTACTACCAATGCCAACAACTATACAACGGGTGCTGGACATAAAGTTTATGTTGGTGTTGGTACTGAAACCGCTGGACAAGCATCAGCGTTTGAGGCAATTGGTGGGCAATACTATACTCAACTATTAGATTCTGTAGCTGGTGTGCTATCTCCTTCTGCTGCAATTATTACTGATTCTAACAGCAGAATTACTGGTCTCAACATTGGTAATAACGGTACTTTAGTATTAAACAATACAGCCGATACTTTTAATACTAGTATTAAAGCCGCACCAGGACTAACTGCTTCTTACGCTCTTACTCTTCCTTCTGTAGTTGGTACTTCTGGACAAGTATTAAGTACTGATGGTACTGGTGTCTTGTCTTGGATTACCTCTGGTGGTAATACTGCACTAATTCCTACTAACACTGCTACTGCATATCGCGTATGGGATGGTACCGAAGATTATATTAAAATTGATACGGTTACTGGTGCTAGTGTACTACAATTGGGTAATACATTAACCACGCAGAATAATATTGTTAAAACCAATACTGCTGGTGCTTACAACATCACTGACGGTACTAACAATTTCTTTAAAATTGATACCACATCTGGTTCTCAATTAACCACTATTGGTTTTGGTAATGCTGCTATTACTAATAACTTAGCTGTCAATGGTGGTACCATTAGCACTACTGCTACTACTGCTAATTTACTTAATACTGGTGCAACTACTGTTAACTTCGCTGGTGCTGGCACAACTGTAGTTATTGGTGCTACTAGTGGTACTACTACGGTTCGCAATGATTTAGTTGTTACTGGTGCGCTAACCGTAAATGGTGGTTCTACGCTAATTAATGCCACGAACCTTTCCGTTCAAGATCCAATCATCGAATATGGTCGAATTAATGGTGCAGCACCTACATCTTCTACTACTTTTGATTTAGGTAACAAATTTAACTACTTTGACACTAGTGCTAGAATTTCCACCTTCTTCTATCAGAGATCTAGCGGCAACTTCGTATTGGCTAAAAATGCTACAGAGGCAGCAAATGTTCTTACTGTTGCTACTCCTACGACATCTGTAACAGATTATGGTACATTAGTGTTAGGATCTGTACTCGTTAATGATCAAGCCTGTAGCACTCTTGGTGTGGCTGAACAAGTAATAGCCTATCGCACCATTAACGGGACGACAGGAAGATTTATTGATGGAGTAATCGCAGATGGCGGGATCTTCTCATAATGATTTTGTAATATAGTTAAAAATTAATATTCATGATATAATGGTTGTAGAAATACAGCCATTTTTTATGCCCAAATATAATCAAATTCACTACGTCTATATCACCACTCATAATATCACAGGAGAATACTATATTGGCAAAAGAACTACCAAAAAAGATATAAAACAATCCCCAGAAACAGATAATTATTATGGATCTGGTACTTGGGTGAAGTCTATTTTGGATAAAACATTGCTGACTAAAACGGTAGTGGGTGTATATGATTCTTTTGATGAATCTAGTGATGCAGAATACAATTTGATAAAAGAACATATAGAAAATCCATTGTGTACTAATATTAGGGTTTGTAGCAGTTCTGGGCATTTCGGTAAAATTCCATCAGAAGAAACTAAATTAAAAATATCAGTATCGTTATCTGGTGAAAACAATCACAATTTTGGTAAAACTCCATCAGATGAAACTAAATTAAAAATATCGGTGAGGAATTCTGGTAAAATTCCATCAGAAGAAACTAGACAAAAATTATCAATAGCGGGAATGGGCAGAACACAAAAAGCTAGTACAAAGAAAAAAATAGCCTCGGCGCAATATGGCGAAAAAAATCATGCGGCAAAATTAACACAACTACAGGTAGAACAAATACGGATAATGCTATCAGATGGTTTAAAGCAAAAAGATATAGCTAGTAGATTTGGAGTGGCAGAGGGTACAATCAGTAAAATACATACTGGTGTAAGATGGAGTGCTGTCTAACGTCTCCCCAGATGCCTCTAGAATGCCCCACAACGCATATAAACTATAAAGACGTATACAACTATCAAATTTAATAAATGAATGGATTTCGCTCATACTAATATGGATTCAAAAGTTTGTCATCATTGCACAAATGGATTAAGATTAGAAAATAATTGTAATAGATCTGAATATTATTCTGCTTATTATAAAAACATCCAGCCACAATTGAAATATTACATATTGCCATGTGATCGGTGTTGGCATGGGAAATTTATTAAAGATTTCTACAACTTCCCAGAAACAGAGATTTTAGGTTATAGACAAGATTGCTATCGAAATATAATGGTTACTACGATAGATGGTAGTGAAATGTCACCAACAGAAATGTTGTACAATTGGATCAAATATAAATCTTTGACAAAACCAAATAATCCATCAAAAAAATATGATCCACTACAACGACAGCACTAATACATATTCCTTTGATCTTCCTAATCATAATACATATAAAGGTAGTAAACTAACATACAATCAATTATTTGTAGACCATAAACTACACATACTAAACACCATCACTGGTGATCTCTATACCAACACTATTGATCTCTCTTCTGCACCACTACTAAAACAATATAATTTTGGTGTAGATAATGATGGTAGATTTCAAACAAAAGCAAATGGAAAGATGGTAAAAATATACGAATTGATATATGGTATCAAAACTAATTCAAATTGGGTCATCAATCATATAGATGGCGATCATACAAACAACCAAAGAGCAAATCTAGAATTAGTAACTTTATGGTTCAACACAGCATTAATGAAAACTACTAATTCTTTACCATTAGGTATAAACCATGATAATGGTAATAGTTTTAGAACACAAATTAATTTACCAACTATACAACAAATTATAACTTTTGGTTCAAAATCAATAGATTATCTCCAAAATCTCCATTATCAGTTCGGCACCAAATCTGGCTTGGTGTCTCCACAAAGATATTTGAAAGAGACACCAAATTGGTTGCCTGATAACAGCATAATCTTCGCAACAAAACATCAAGAAAAGTTAGATCGATTAATAGTAGAGCATCTAGAGAATCAAGCTAACTGGGATAAACCAGAATCAATATTTATTGATTGACTTTAATGTCTGTGTATGGTATGATATATAGATAAACAAGTAATATTAGTGAATATTATGTTGGACGGGGTAATAGATTTCGCATATAGCTTTGAACATTGGTTGATCATCATGACTAGGGAAAAAGATCAACATCATATATCGGTTTTCTTTGATTCTTTGTCTTGGTGGTGGTATTATGACAATGCAGCACAAAACTTTTCCAATTGTTTCTCTCAAAAATTAGATTAAAAAATATGGCTGAACTAACCGTTAACGTTGTAAGAATTGAAACAGTAACAACACATCCAAATGCGGATAGATTGGATCTAATTACATTAGTAGATCTAGGATATCAAGTGATCAGTGGCAGGGGTAATTACGAAGCTGGGCAATTAGCATTTTATTTTCCGATTGATGCAGTGATTCCCGAAAAATATGTATTGGAGTTTGGGATTAGTGCATATTATAATAACCGATTACGAGCAACTAAACTACGTGGTTTGTTCTCAGAAGGATTGTTGGTGCCAATTGATCCTTATTTCTACCAATTTGATCCAGAACTCAAACCAGGAGATGATTATACAGAATTTTTTGGAGTAACAAAATACCAACCCCCAGTAACCATAGGACAAGGCAAGAATCCAAATCCAATTGGTGAAGAACGATTCCCATCACCAGAACATTTGAAAAAGTATAAAGGAATTTTTGAAGAGGGCGAAGAAGTAGTCATAACAGAAAAGATTCATGGTTGTTTTCCAAAAAATGCTAAAATAACTATGCATGACGGAACTACAAAAAATATTTGCGATATCAAAACTGGTGATATTGTACTGGGTGTCGATAAAGATTTAACTCCAATTCCCACGCCAGTGACTAATACATTCATAAATGGCATTACTGATATTTGGGTAAAAATACAAACAAAACATACAGAATCTCCAGCAATAAATAAAAACATTGTATGTACACCAAATCACCAAGTTTATGTAATTGGTCGTGGTTATGTTGAGGCACAACAACTTACTACTGGTGATAGACTATTGACAGTAACTAAATTCCTAGTGTTGAACAACATTGCTAAAAGTGTGTTAATAGGTAAAGCATTAGGTGATGGATATATAAACAACAAAACTGGCAATACTAATATATCATTTGGTCATAAAATCTCTCACGAAGAATATTTAGATTATTGTTTGTCATTGTTGGGCAATTTAACATCAAGAACAAAACACTATAGAACTTCTGGGTACGGCAGTGCAATCGTCGCTAGTAGAAGCAAAAATGCTTTATGCATCACTAAAGAGTTTGAAAAATGGTTTGATGTTAATACTAATAAAAAAATAATTCCATCCGACTTGGTATTAGATAATCTATCATTGGCAATCTGGTATATGGATGATGGTAGTCTTTCTCACACAGAATTGCAACAAGATAGAGTAAATTTTGCTTCCTGTGCATATTCAGATGTCGAATGCAATTATTTAATTAATGCATTAATTAAATATGGGTTTAATGAACCAAAGTTATATAAAGATAATTTGGGATATAATAGAATTAGATTGAATTTCCGAGATGCAAAACTTTTATTTGAATCTATAAAAGAGTTAGTGCCTGAATGTATGCAATATAAATTACCTTTAGAATATCGAGGTAACTTCAAATCACCAATATTACCACCAGATCTTTATGATTATTCTACAACATCTTCAATAATTACTGGCATTGAAACTATATCTTCATCAAATTATCCTTCAGATTTATCTAATAGTCCATATAATAAAAAGTATGACATAGAAACTGAAACTCATAACTATTTTGTAAGTGGAAGCTTAGTACACAATTCAAACTTTTCTATTCATAAAGATGTTGATGGTAATATTAAAGTTGCCAGTCATAATTGTTTCTGGGATGACACTGAAGAAAACCAAAAAGTACCACAAATCGTATTATTTCATCAATCACCAGAATTTTTAGAATTGCCCAATAATGTTATTGTGTATGGTGAAGTTTATGGTAGCAAAATTCAAGATCTTACTTATGGTTTAACTGGTATAGATTATGTTTTATTTGCTGTGTCTAAAGAAGGTGTATTTTTAGATTATGATGATTTTGTAGAATTTTGTAATTATTACAAATTGAAACGTACTCCAGAATTATATCGTGGTAAGTATAGTTATGATGTTGTGCAGCAATTTAATAATATTGATAGCAAATTAGTAAAAAATGCTCAGATGTCTGAGGGCGTTTGTATTATTCCAGTTAAAGAGCGTTGGGATCGTTCTATCCAATCGCGAGTATGTATGAAATTTGTTTCCGACCGTTATTTGTTGCGAAAAAATGGAACCGAGAACAAATAAAACTTGCCGTATAAATATTAATATTAAACTTAATAGTATATGGCTATAACACTGAAGTTAAAACGAACAGTCACACCGTCACTAGTGCCAACAACATCGCAACTAACTAATGGTGAATTGGCACTTAATGTATTTGATGGTAAACTATTCTTTGAAAAGGACAATGGTACACAATCTATAGTTGAGGTGTGTAATACTACTGGTAGCACATTTAGTGGTATATTAAATGCTACATCGGGAAGTGTTGGATCAATACTATTAGGGCGTGGTGGGGGCAATTTAGCCTCAAACGTCGCTATAGGCAATATTTTGTTACCAGCAAACACTACTGGACAGCAAAATATTGCTTTGGGTACATCATGTTTATCATCAAATACTACTGGTGGTAGTAACCTAGCTATAGGTGCGGATGCTTTATTATCCAATACTAATGGTAGTTTTAATATAGCAATCGGGGTTGGTACATTATTCAACAACATTACTGGTGGTGATAATATAGCAATTGGGAAGGCTGCGTTAAATAGTTCATCGGCTTCCAACAACCTAAGTATTGGTAACAGCAGCCTTCAGAACAATACTTCTGGGAATCTTAATGTAGCTATTGGTAATGAAGCATTGTTTTTTAATACTGGTAGTAATAATACTGCTGTTGGTTGGAGAGCGGGGTATTCGACCTCTAGTGGTGCTGGTAGTAATAACACACTAATGGGTGTTGGGGCGAATATTGGATCAGTAACAGACACCAATTGTCTGGTTTTAGGTTTTGGTGCTGTAGGATTGGGTAGTAATACTAATGTAATTGGAAATAATTCAACATTATCGACCAGAATATTTGGTAAAATAACGCAAGTTAGTACTATTATTACTACTCCCGCGACCACATTTACCGCTAATACTCCCACTGGGATATTAACTTGTGGATTGAATGCCACCATTACCGTAAATAATAGTTTAGTGACTGCTGGTAGTATAGTAATTGTAAATTTTCGTAGTGTACCGAGTCCAGCAACACTATATATTAGACGAGTACTACCTGCTGTTGGTTCATTCGCTATTACATTCAGTGCTACTCCCACAACAACAAACCCAGTAATTTCCTTTGTGGTAATTAATTAAAATTATGTTAAACAATAAAATAACTTTAGCGGCTAAAGAATCAATCGAATCATATATTGAACAAAAACAAATACTAGAATCGATGTTGGATAATTTATCTAATATTTTGTCTAATATTGATTACAAAGCAACAAAAGAATACGAAATATGTGAGATTGAATATGCACTTGATGTTCTAAATACTGGTGGGAAATTGATTGATAAATACTACAATACCGAACCACTACCGATTCCAAAACCAGTATTATATAAATGCCAATTATATAAAACCGAAAATATTGCTTATGAAGTATGGATCAAAATTAAAAAACAATTGACTACCAAATTATCAAATTTCTTGATTTTTGCCGATTTTGCCGACAGTCTCAATGACTATTATGATTCGGTATTAACTCAGTCTTATTTGGATGTTATAATGACCATCGCTGTTATTGATGAGATCGAACGAGAACTACTAAACCAATCATTCACCATTTACAACTTAGAACTTAAAGTATAAAACTATGGATATCCAAGCAATTAAAGAAGATTTTCAAGCACAACTGAAGCAAGAAGCAGAAACGATCACCGAATTGAATCAAAAACTACAACAAGCGCAACAACACGCTCTAAAATTACAAGGTGCTGTAGAGGCTTTAACATTGGTGATCGATAATACTGTGGCACCAGAAGAAATTGTTGATGATTTTGCCACTGGTGAGATTGTCGAAACTGCGGTAGTAAAGACACCTAACAGCAGAAAAAAGCAAAATCCTGAATTTAATTAAAATGGATATAAATTCGCTATCTGACAAAATAGTTGCTGAAATTTCTGAAGCTTTTGATAATATGGGCATTACAGACGTTGATAAAGCAAGCAAGCGCATATCTATTTGTAATAATTGCTCTAACTATCTGACTGCAACTAAACAATGTAAACTATGTGGTTGTTTTGTACCGATTAAGGCTAGATTAAAATCTGCTGTTTGTCCAAATAACTTATGGTAAACTAGTAAAAAAACAGCATATTCAATATGCTGTTTTTTTGTGCTATAATGGATATACAATTATTTGTAACACATGATCCACTATAACGACAGCACTAATACATATTCTTTCGATCTTCCTAACCACAACATTAATAAAACTGGTAGTGGTGGTAATACTAAAAAATTATCAGGAAGCTGGGTGAAAACCCCGTCCTTCAGGACGGCTTTCTCCTAATCTCTTCTTGACATTACTGTCTACATATCCTATAATATAATTAATGAA